GGAACTCCTTAAAGAAAATAAAGACAACAAATCATTACAAAATCTTTTGTCTGGTAAAACAAAAGAAGGTATATTTGGTGATGAATATTATGTGATTAATAAAAAACTAATTGATTTAGATAAACCACTAATAAATCAAGAAGGTAAAGATTTGGTTAGGGCATATTATTCAGAATCATTGGACCCTGACGGTAGGGGATACAAAAACCTAATACGTATGATGATGGAAGACGGGTTATTTAAGTACCTACCAAAAACAGATGATAATTGGATTTATTTTTTAAAACCATTTTTAAAGTTAACAAGAAAAGAAAAAACAAAATTTAAAACAAAAAACTAAAATTATGAAAGAAAATCAGGACATTACTAAAGTTGAATTTCTAATTACATTAAATGACAACTTCGTTGTACAACGTTTTTTCAATGTAAGAAACATTAACCAAAAGGCTAAAAATAGTATTGAGTTATTGAACTACATGAAATCATTGTCAGAAGAGTTAAAAACAAAACTAAGAAACAAATCAGTTTTCTATATGTTGGAAAATCGGTTCCAAATTGAAGAAGACCCATCTATCTTAGACACATCAAATACTGATGGTCCGGAAGTTTTTAATTTGATTATTCGAATTGGAAATGAGACAATTTGTCATACCATCATCGACGCTAAAGTATACCCACCAAAGGCTAGATATACCCTGGATATACGACCAACGATAAAAACGATATTAAAAGACTTAACTGACATTTTTTCAGATAAAAATTTATCTTATAATTACCTTAATTATTCGTTGGCTTAGTCATATTTATCATATACAAAGAAAAAAAAATACAGAATATGTCAGACAAAAAAAACTTCGGATACTTAGGAAATACTTTTCAAATTCAATTATTAAACAATATTATTTTATATAAAGATTTCTCAAATTCCATTCTTGAAGTTATTGACCCACACTATTTTGACAACCAATATTTTCGTATTATTTGTCAAATGATTAAGGAGTTCTATTCAAAGTATGAACATACTCCAACATTTGATACATTAGAACAACTTACAAAGTCAGAAATATCTTCTCCGATGGCTCAAAAGAGCGTTTTGGATACATTACAACAAGTAAAAGATGTGTCTGATGACGGTTCATTATTTGTTCAAGAAAAGTCATTAAAATTCTGTAAACAACAAGAATTACAGAAGGTTATGACTAAAGCACAATCAATTATCGATAAGGGTGATTTTGAAAGTTATGACCACTTAGAAGAAATGGTAAGAGGAGCATTACAAGTTGGTGAGGTCGATAAAGGAACAACCGACGTTTTCTTCAACCTTGAAGAGGTTCTAAACGACGATTACAGACACCCAATTCCAATTGGGGTTGCGGGTATTGACAACCTATTGAAAGGTGGTTTAGCTAAGGGAGAGATTGGTGTTATTTTGGCACCAACGGGTGTTGGTAAGTCAACTTTCACTACAAAAATTGCAAACCACGCATTCAACTTGGGATACAACGTTCTTCAAATATTTTTTGAAGACAACCCAAAAATTATCCAAAGAAAACACTTTACGCTTTGGACCGGGATTCATCCTGATGACATGTCTGAATATAGAGATGAAGTTATGGCGAAGGTAAAACACATTAAGGAAACTATGAAAAATAAGTTAATTATTAAAAAACTACCTTCCGATACTGTGACTATGAATCAAATCAAAAATCAGGTTAGAAAGATGATGGCTGAAGGAACTAGAGTCGATATGATTATTTTAGATTACATTGACTGTGTTGTTCCTGACAAAATGTTGGGTGATGAATGGAAAAGTGAAGGTTCAGTAATGAGAGGGTTTGAGGCTATGTGTCATGAGTTGGACATCGCAGGTTGGACCGCAACACAAGGAAATCGTAATTCGATTTCGTCAGAAGTGGTTACAACAGACCAAATGGGTGGGTCAATTAAAAAGGCTCAGGTAGGTCACGTAATCATTACAGTGGCCAAGAGTCTACAACAGAAAGAAATGAATTTGGCAACAATCGCCATTACCAAATCAAGAATTGGTAAAGACGGTGTTGTTTTTGAAAACTGTAAATTTGACAACGGAATGTTAGAAATAGACACAGAACAAAGTATGACTTTCTTAGGTTTGGAAGAACAAAAAGAAGAAAGAAACAAAAATAGAATCAAAGAGCTTTTAGAAAAGAAAAAGCAAAAAGAACAACAATCTTAAATTAATTAAAAATTATGGAAAAAATATTAACAGAAAATCCTGGTCGGTTCGTCATCTTCCCAATTGAACACAATGATATATGGGAATTTTACAAACAACACCAAGCTGCATTTTGGACAGCAGAAGAAGTCGATTTAACAAATGACATCAGAGATTGGGAAAATTTGACAGAAAATGAAAAATTCTTCATTAAGAATGTACTGTCATTTTTTGCGGCGTCAGATGGTATTGTGAATGAAAACTTGGCTGAAAACTTTTATCGTGAAGTTCAATATCCTGAAGCTAAATTTTTCTACGGGTTTCAATTGGCTATGGAAAACATTCACTCATTAATGTATTCATTATTGATTGATACGTATATCTCAAACGCTAAAGAAAAGGACGAATGTTTCAATGCGATTGATAGATTACCGGCTGTTCAAAAGAAAGCTAAATGGGCATTAGAATGGATTGAAAAGGCGTCATTTGCCGAAAGGTTAGTTGCGTTTGCTGCCGTTGAAGGTATTTTCTTTTCAGGTTCTTTTTGTTCTATTTTTTGGATGAAATCAAGAGGTATTATGCAAGGATTATGTAATGCTAATTCACTTATCTTTAAAGATGAAAATTTACATTGTGATTTTGCAATTCACTTATTAAATAACCACTTAGAAGAAAGACCATCAGAAAAAAGAATCAAAGAAATTCTACTTTCAGCATTAGAAATTGAAAAAGAATTTATCACTGAATCACTTCCAGTATCTTTAATCGGTATGAACTCTAATCTAATGAAACAATACTTAGAGTTTGTTGTTGATGGTTTATTGGTTAAGATGGGTTGTAGTAAAGAATTTAATGTTGAACAACCATTTAAATTCATGGAACAAATTGCGGTTGAAACAAAAGGTAATTTCTTTGAATCAAGAACAATGGAATACCAAAAAGCAAAGTTAAACGAAACTATAACATTCACAGAAGATTTTTAAATTTATTAATATGTCATTAAAAATAACAAAAAGAAATGGAGAGAACGTGGCGTTCAATCCACAAAAAATTTATAACAGAGTAAAACGTTCAGCAAAAGGTTTGAACGTAAACTCAGATGAAATTTTTATTAAAGTAATCACATCGGTTCCGACTGAGGGGGAAGTAACAACTAAAGAACTTGATAAGTTAATTTATGAGATTGCGGCAGCCTATACAGGAAGTCATCACGACTATTCAAGAATGGCTTCGTCGGTTGCAATATCTTCATATCATAAAGAAACTGATGAAAGTTTTTCAAAGACTATGAGATTACTTTACGAGGATGGAGTTGTTAATGAAGAATTAATTAAACGAATTGAATATTACGGTGAAGATACTGTCGACGTTGCAATTAAACATGACAACGATTATAACTTTGATTATTTTGCTTGGAGGTCATTACAAGAAATGTATTTGTTAAAAAGACCAAATGGTAAAGTTGTTGAACGACCACAACATATGTATATGAGAGTTGCGATATGGGTTACTAATACATTAGAAGATGCGTTAGAGTATTATAACTCTTTATCGACTCAACTTATTTCACCAGCAACACCAATTATGATTAACTCTGGCACCAAAACACCACAACTTGCGTCTTGTGTTTTACACTACAACGATTCAGACTCAAGAGAAGGATTGTTAAATACAATGAATGATATTTCAACTTATTCATCGGATGCTGCCGGGATTGGACTTTCAATGTCTAACATAAGAAGTAAAGAAAGTAGAATTTCAAGTTCAGGTGGTTACGCAGGGGGATTGTTAAAATATTTAAAAATCGTTAATGAGTCTTTAAGATTTTTTAATCAACAAGGTAGAAGACCGGGTAGTGCGGCAATATATCTTGAACCTTGGCACAAAGACATATTTGATTTATTAGATATTAAAAAGAACACAGGAGCCGAAGAACTAAGAGCTCGTGATTTATTTACAGCACTTTGGATTCCTGACAACTTTATGAATGCGGTTAAGAACAACGCCGATTGGTATTTATTCTGTCCTAATGATATTAAAAAGGCAGGACTAAAGGCATTACAAGAATGTTTTGGAGATGAATACGAAGAAGTGTATAACACGGCAGTTAGTATGGGTCTTGGTAAAAAAGTTAAAGCACAAGACATTTGGACTAAAATTATTGAGTCTCAAGTAGAAACGGGAGTTCCTTATTTATGTTCTAAAGATAGTGCAAACAAAAAAACTAACCACCAAAATATTGGAGTAATTAAACAGTCTAACCTATGTAATGAGATTTACCAATATACAGATGAAAAGACCACAGCAATTTGTACTTTGTCTTCAATAGTGTTAAAAAATTATATCAAAGACGGACAGTTTGATTATTCTTTATTAATAAGTGAAGTTAGAAAAGTTGTTAGAGCATTAAATAATGTTATTGATAAAAATAACTATTCTACTGAAAAAGGTCATAGAGGTGGTTTAGAACAAAGAGCAATTGCAATTGGAACACAAGGATTGGCTGATGTATTTTATTTAATGGATTACATATTTACCTCACCTGAGGCTAAAAAATTAAATAAAAACATTTTTGAAACAATCTATTACGCGGCTATTCTTGAAAGTAATGACTTGTGTAAAAAAGGTTTGAGAACCCCATATGAGTTTTTCAAAGGTTCACCTATGTCACAAGGGATTTTTCAATTTGATATGTGGGGACTCTCTGAAGAAGATTTGTTTATGGATTGGAAAACCTTGAAAGAAGACGTGATGACTTATGGGGTGTGTAATTCATTATTCACCGCTCAAATGCCTGTAGCATCTTCCGCCAAAATTACAGGTTCATTCGAAATGACAGAACCCGCACATTCGGCTTTATTTAATAGACGTGTTGTTGGAGGTGAAATTATGATTGTAAACAAATACCTAATCAACGACTTTGAAAAAATTGGAATTTGGTCCGAGGATTTAAAAAATGAAATTATTATGAATGAAGGTTCAATTCAAAATATTAATTTCAACAATTACTTAGATACTGAAGAAAAAGGTTATAATAGAAAGGTTAAAAGAATTGAACATTTGATTCCAAAATACAAAACAATTTGGGAAATTTCACAAAGAGAATTGATTGACATGGCTGCCGAAAGAGCTCCGTTTATTGACCAATCACAATCTATGAATATTTACATGTCTAACCCAACACTTTCTAAAATAACATCTTCACATTTTTATGGATGGGAAAAAGGTCTAAAGACTCTTTGTTATTATGTAAGAACAAAGGCCATTTCAACAGGAGCAAAACACTTGGCTTTAGATGTTACAAAAAAGGAAAAACCAAAAGTTTCACCGGTTGAACCAAAAGTAGATTATTCATATATGAATCTTCCACCAAAACCAACTAATTCAGACTTTGATTGTTTTGGTTGTTCTTCTTAAAAATTAATCCGAGTTATACTCGGATTTTTTATTTATATCTATTTAACTAAAAATGTTGGATATTATATTTATGTAATATGGCAGATGGAAGAACTTATGGTGTTAATTTTCCCTTTAGGGATAGTCCAAAATCTTATTATTTTGATTTAACCGAAAATGCTGGTGATGAGATACGGGCAGACCTTTTACATTTGATATTAACCGCAAGAGGTAGTAGATATTATAATCCTGATTTTGGAACACGTATATATGAATTTATTTTTGACCCTTTGGATGGTGAAACGTTTGACGGAATCAAATCTGAAATACAACAACAGGTTGACAAGTACATACCAAATTTAACTATAAATGAAATTAAAGTGGTTCCATATTTACAATCAGATGAGGCTCCAGGTGACATTAACCAAGAGTTATTAGGAACAAGTGATATATATAGAATACCTGGTAGAGCAACTCAAGAATACACAGCTAAACTTACAATAGATTATACGGACGACAACAACTCGTTTGGTTCAAGAGAATTTATAATAATTAACATATAATTATGGCAACTCAAAAAATTAATTATACAAGTAGGGATTTTGAAAGTCTAAGAAAGGACTTAATCAACTATACCCAACAGTATTATCCTGAAATAATTCAAAATTTTAATGACGCTTCAATCTTTTCAGTTTTGATGGATTTAAATGCTGCGATTGGAGATAATTTACATTTTCATATCGATAGAAGTATTCAAGAAACTGTCTTACAATATGCACAACAAAGGTCTTCTATTTTTAATATTGCAAGAACCTATGGTTTGAAAATACCGGGATTTAGACCTTCAGTTGCTCTTGTGGAAATATCAATACAAGTTCCGGCATTTGGTGACAATGAAGATTCAAGATACTTAGGTATTTTAAGAGCGGGGGCTCAGTTTAATGGTGGAGGGCAAACATTTGAAACAGTCTATGATGTTGATTTTTCTACACAATATAACAACGAAGGGGTAAATAATAGAACCAAAACCCCTGTTTTTGACAACAATAATAAAATAACAAGTTATATAATAACTAAAAGAGAAGTTGTTGTTAATGGTGTTACTAAAATATATAAACAAGTTGTAAATGCTGCAGACGTAGTTCCTTTCTATAGTTTCTTTTTACCTGAAAAGAATGTTTTGTCTGTTACAACAATCATACAAAAAGACGGAACACAATACCAATCAACCCCAACAAATGCTGAATTTATAACATCACAGAACAAATGGTATGAAGTTGACGCATTGGCGGAAGACACAGTTTTTATTGAGGACCCCACAAAACCAATAGACAATGCTGGCGTTAAAGTTGGTCAATATATAAAAACTGACAACAGATTTATAACAGAATACACACCCGAAAGTTATATGAAGGTACAATTTGGGGCAGCAACGACAACACCAAATCAACAACTTCAACAATTTGCAAATCTTGGAACCCCATTAAAAATACAAAATTATCAAAATAATATCGGATTGGGACTTACAGTAACACCTAACACAACACTATTTGTTCAGTACCGAGTAGGTGGAGGAACTGCATCAAATGTTGGTGTTGGTTCAATCAACCAAGTTGGATTAGTTAATTTAGCGGTAAACGGACCATCATCACAAATCAATCAAAGTGTTGTACAATCATTAAAAATTAATAATGTAACAAGTGCGGTTGGAGGAGCAAACCAACCAACAATTGAAGAGGCAAGAAACATGGTTAGTTTTAACTTTGCGGCACAAAAAAGAGCGGTGACAGTTAATGACTATAAATCTTTAATCGATACAATGCCAGGTAAATTTGGGGCACCTGCCAAAGTCGCGATTACAGAAAATAATAACAAAGTTACTGTACAAATTTTATCATATGATTCAGACGGGAATCTAACACAAACAGTTCCAAACGCAATTAAAACAAACTTGGCAACCTATTTGTCTAAGTATAGAATGATAAATGACTACATATCAATTGATGTCGCAAAGGTAATAGATTTAGAGTTTGAAATATCTGTTGTAATCGAAAATAATACCGCTCAAAGTCAAATAATTACTCAAATTATTGACCAAGTATCAACTTACATGAATCCGCAAAACAGAGATTTAGGTCAAAATGTAAACGTTTCTGATATTAGAAGATTAATACAAGACGTTGCAGGTGTTAATACATTAACAGATTTGAAAATATATAACAGAACAGGGGGTCAATATTCGTCATCTGAAACATCTCAAAGGTACGCCGATGCGGAAACCAAAGAAATTTTATTAATTGACGACACCTTATTTGCCGAACCAGACCAAATATATCAAATCAGATTTGATTCTAGAGATATTAATGTAAGGGTAAAACAACTAAGAACCGTAGACTTCTACTAAATCATTTATTTTATTTTTAAGGTTATTAGTTTTAAATAAAAAACCTAAATTATCTATTTATTTTAAAACAGTAAATGACCAAAACATATAGACTAAAGGCTCAACCAACAAAAGACCAAAATCTAAGAATTAACGTAACACAGGATTTTGACTTTTTAGAGATACTATCTTTAAAGTTAAGACAAGAAGATGTATATACAAGATTTTGTGCCGACTACGGTGTTGTTGCAGGTAGAGTTGTTGTTAATGGTGGGTACGGTGTTCCAAACGCAAATGTATCTATTTTTGTTCCATTGGATGCTATTGACGAAAACGACCCAATTATATCCACATTATACCCTTATAAAAGACCTGACCAAAAAAACGAAGATGGTTATAGATATAACTTATTACCATATGTTAAAGAGTATGGTGGTCATAGTCCGACTGGTACATTTCCTGATGTGGAGGATGTTTTAACAAGAAATGAAGTTTTAGAAGTTTATGAAAAGTATTATAAGTACACTGTAAAAACTAATGAAAGTGGTGACTTTATGATTATTGGTGTACCGTTAGGTATTCAAACCGCAATACTAGATTTAGACTTATCAAACATCGGTTGTTTTTCACTTAGACCTTCAGACTTAATAAGATTAGGTCGGGGAACTACAGAACAATTTGATGGGGACCAATTTAAATCATCGACAGATTTAGACTCACTACCTCAAATAGTAAATCAAAAAAAAGATATAGACGTTGCATCTTTCTGGGGTGAAGAAAACATTTGTAATGTTGGAATAACAAGAGTTGATTTTGATTTAAGAGATTTAGGGATTGAAATTACACCTCAAGCCGTTTTTATGGGTTCATTGTTTTCAACAAGTGAAGAAGACTTTTTAAAATCAAATTGTAAACCTAAAAAAGACTCCGGTAATTTATGTGATTTAGTCACAGGGCAAGGAAGAATATTAGCAATTAGACAAACAATAAATTATGATGTAAACGGTAGACCGGCATTAGAACAATATTCACTACCCGAAGGAGGTAAAATAATTGATGACAACGGTACTTGGTTAGTAAACGTCCCAATGAATTTGGACTACGTAACAACAAACGAGTTTGGTGAACAAGTACTATCAACAGACCCAAATGTCGGTATACCAACAAAAGGAAAATATAGATTTAGAATCCAATATCAGAATGAAGATGGAATGGAATCAAGTGTATTAAGAGCAGATTATTTGGTTCCAAATGTTAAAGAATGGGGATGGACCACATCTAACATCAATGCGCCTACAGACGTAACCGCACAATTAAAATCATACGCATTTAGTTTAGATTGGGATGATTATGGGGATGTGAATACGACAATAGGTCAACAAATGATTCAAGAGGCTGTAAACTGTAATGATAAGTTTTATCAATTTAATTTCAATAAAGTTTATACAGTTGCAAATTTTATAGATAGATGGAAGTGGGGATTCAATAGAAGTAGACATTTAGGTATAAAAGAAATTACAGATAGACGATGTACTACCACCACAAACAGATTTCCGGTTAATGATGGTGTAAGAAATTTTGACTTTTTGTTCTTTTTACTAAGTCTACTTTTAATACTACTTACACCTACGTTCATAACTTTAATAATCATTTTACACTTTGTTGCATTTATATACCCAATATTAAGAATATTGATAAATCTTTTAATATGGGTAATAAATGTTGTTATATATGGTATTTGTTTAGCGATAAGTGCAATCACATTTGGAGCAAGACCTAAAGGTGGTTGTAAAACCCAATCAATTAAACCATTAGGAAAAGAAAATATATTTAAAAGAATTTCTTTACCCATGTTGTCTTATCCTGATTGTGAGGCCTGCCCATGTACTGATGAAACACTTCCTGAAGATAGTAGTCAAAGTTCATTCGCTCAAAGTGCAAATGTTGCAATTTCATCAGAAAATAATAGTCCTTTAGCGAATACAAATTCCACAACTTCTTATAGTGTTTACAACTCATCGCAAGCATCTTCGGCAAATGACCCTGACGCTTTTAACAATGGAGTTGTCCAAGCGATGGCGGGTTACCAATTCCAAAATCTTGGAAATGATAATGATAAGTTAGTTAAAACTCCAATTGCCGAATATCCGGCACAAGGGGGAATAAAAGTATTAGCGAATGACGTTACACTATCACAATCTTTGAATTTAGCAAATATTAGACAAAGATATTTTGAAGGTGATAATTTAATTCAAACAACTGTTAGAAACAACATTCCAAATACAACAACATTAGATGCGTCACAACCGTTTACCGATAGTGTTATGATGTTATTTGTTGATAGTGGAACTTTCAACGGTTTACAACCTGGACAACTTTTAACATTCCAAGACATCAACTTAATAAATGACCCCAACTTAACGGGTATAACTAATTCCAATCAGTTTAATACTAATAGTATTACGGGAACTACACCATATAACGCAACAAGTTTAGTGACAGTTCCTGTTAATTACATTAATCAAGCAGGTTTACAACAAACTGTAAACTTGAAATTAAATATATCTGAAGATGGAAAAGATTACAAATATCCTGCGGGGGTTGAATATTTTCAAGTTATCACAGGAGGTACTGTATCACAGTTTTCAGGATTAACAAACACAACGGGAGGATTACTTAACAAATATTTGTTTAAAAAGACACAAAGATTCTGTTATGGTACACCAGTACAACAATGTGACTACGTATTCCCAATCAAATTTATTGATAATTTTGCAAACTATGAAATTATATTTTTAACAAGAGGTACGGACCCATACACCGACAAACAAAATATAAGATATGACCTATCGAAATTATTTGGATTTAACTTAGGTTCGGGTCCTGTTATTGAAGGTAGTTATTATCTTAATGTACCAATACAACAAAACTCAGGAAGTGGAGCTTGGTTTAATGATTATAAAACGCCTGAATCACATTTAGTTTCAAATAATACAAATGCGTCATTATATCACCCACCTTTTGGTTTTACTCCTGATAGTACATTGTTTAGTGCATTTACAAACAACTCACCTTACTTTTATAACTCAACAGATAAGTCACAACAAACATTTAAAGCTTATTCATCAGACGCTGTGACTTTATCATATTTTACTTCCACACCTGGTGTATATTCAAATATACAACCAAGTGTTGGTAATAATAAATTGGCGTTCCAATGGACAAATGGTGTGTTAAGTGCTCAAGGTAATATTGAAGGTGGAACTTTAATTGCTTCAAACGCAACTCCGGGAACAAGTATAAACATTGCAACAACAACCACAAGAGTTTATTCACCAGCATACCACACTTCGGTAGTATCGAACATTTCCATTTCAAACTCTTCTAACATTGTATTTAGGTCTGATAGACTACCTACATCAAGTGCGACAGAATTAAGTGGTAATAACTCGTTTAGTTTATTTTTAAACGACAACTTTGCGGTCTACACAGTAGACGAAGATGGTGGTACTTCATTGGCACCATCAACAAATGGTCCTAATGACACTACAAATAATGCTCAAGATATAACAGGAGACACTCCGAGTCAAATATCAAGTACAGTTTTGGCATCACTTTCCTGTGAAAACATGACAGTATTAAAATGTTACCAAGGCGGTGGGACATCTTTTTCAGTTCAAAATCCATGTAGTGAAAATCCGAATGGAAAAAGAATGTCAGGGGGATGTTACAAATTTGTTGATAGTCCATTACTTGTTTCAATACCAAAAGATGTTACATATTTCTTTGAATGGAAAACAAGATTTAGAATGGTGTTTGCTGCATGTAGAGGAATATTTTCACATGTGTTTCAAAACAATTGGGTCAATGGTTCTTTATATATGTTCTCATTGAAAAAACAAACAATTTTTAACATTGCGGGACAACCAAAAAAATATAAGTTTTGTGGTAGTCCTGATAGTACATTAAGACCATATCAAGGACCTATATTTTATACAAGAGGAACCACAAATTCATTGTTTTATAGAGGTGCTATTTATGACGGAAGTAAATTTATTGGACAAAAACCAAGAAAATTAAATATCACAAGTTCAACATTTGAAGACGCGAACTTCAAAGGGATGAATGTTAGAAATTTGTTTTTCCCGACCACCATTATGGACTTAGGACCAAGAGATGAGTTTACAAAAGAAATATGTACTAACCCTAATTTTGAAGGGTACTTGATTGAAACAATCAAAAGTACTTCATACAATGATACTTCTGAAATTTTACAGTTGTTTATTATTTCAAGACTTATTAACTCTAATTTTTGGGGTCAAGTTTTAGGTTTGGGTGATTCATCAATAAACAGAATGTTTTCAAGAAGTGAAGACAGAATAGATGGTGATGTAGCTCAAATGTTTTCAATAAACTCTGAGTATGGAATTGAAGAGTTTGATGAAGATAATTACACTGATAATGAGTTGTATATTGGTACGGGAGACGCTTTAATGGGAATCTTCTTTAGTTCAAATACAATTAATAGATTAACACTAAGTCCGGGTATTCAAACATTCGCACCAAACCTTACAAATTATTTTGGTTACCCTAACACACAAGTAGTCCCAACATATCAGTGGTCATCTTCAACAACTTCAACTATTTTTGGTTCTGACACAAATGATTGGGTTACTGATGTTTTGGCTAATGGTAGTTTTTATTATCAAAAATACCAAAACTTTAGTTTTAACCCTCCAACTACACCATACTTTAACCCATCAACAACAGGAGGAAGAGGTTACATATTTAATCAAACACCACAAGGTTTATCAAATCCAAATTGGCCGGCAGGTACTCAACAATCATTTATTGTGGGAGGACCTAATCATTTTTATTTTGGATTAAACAAAGGTAAAAGTGCAATCAACAGATACATCAAAGCATATATATTGAACCAAGATGAGTAACGAAAATGAAATAAGAATTGTTATTGGGTCCAAAAGGTATGCTGGGAATACAGATAAAGATGTTTGGCTCCAACCACCATTAATTGGTGATAGAAGAGAGTTAATTGAAGGGGATAGAAGTATCTTAGTAAATCAACAAACGCTCTTTGAAACAGAAAGACAGGAGAGTGATAAATTTAGACTTGCTGGTAAGATTACAAATGTATTTGATAATACATTAACCGGTAAAACATCTTACACACCGTTTAAAAATAATTTATATTACACAAACGCAATAAGTAATGCGTCCAACAACTCAAACTTTTGGGAAGGAAACCCTCAGTTTGACGAGTTCTCAATTCAAAGATTTAGCGGTATTACAGGACATGTACCATTTGTCCCTAAAAGTGCTTCAACGTATAATTGGTCTTTTTATGTTAGTTATGCGTTTTCAAGTACAACCGCACAAACAATGTCATATACTGATGAAAAGTTTGGAGTAACCAATGGGGGGTTTGTTGCTGGTGACGGAATACCTTATGTTTTAACGACAGGTAAATTTAATGGAAAATCTTTAGTTTATTTTTATTGTGGTACAAATCACAATTTACAAATTGGACAATATGTTGAATTATCGACACCAATTAATAATAAAACTATATTTCAAGTTTATTCTTTGGGTGATGGAACAATCGATTCAGAAAATAAAGTTTTTACAATTTATGATTTAAAATATCCAACATTAGATATACAAACGGGTGTTTTTGGAAATCTTAAAAGAATAACTGAACCTGCTAATTCTGCAGAAACAAAATCCATATACTATGTTAGATTACACAAGATTATCAAAAACAGTGAACAATGTAATATTAGTAAAGCAGGATTTGAAAATAACCCATTTGCAATAGATAAAAAATTAGAGTATTCGGCACTAACACCAAATCAAGTACAAAGAGTTTCTGTAAAAAATAACGCTCAGACATTTTCTTTCACGTTTGATAAAGACGTAAGAATAGGGGGTTACATAGACAACAACGGAAAACCATTAACTGAGTTGTTTTTAACAATTATAAACAGAGGATATATGGGGTGGTTTAATAAACCATTTGTTAATCAAAATGGCCTACAAACCGGAATTGACGTAGGTTGGAATTTTAATTTTTTAGAAAATTCAGTGGACACATGGTGGAACCATAACAATAGTTTAAATAAAGATAATATACCAACAAATTCATATTCGTTAAATGGACAAACATTTTATTATAATGAAATATTAAATCAAGGTGATGTAATTTTAGGAGATTTTTGTGAATATAACTACATGGAACAAAGAGAGTATGTTTTATCTAAAGCCATTCACAAATATTCATTTAACGATTTGTTGTTTCAAACAACGGGAAATCAAAACTATCCTGATGGTTATTTGTACAACCCACACCATTCAATACCCATTAGAGCTTTTAGTGATTATATTGAAAATGGAACAAAAGACACTGTAGACAATATACCTGGGTATTCTTGGTTTAGTGAATATAATAACAAATGGTATTGGAGAGATTTATATACTTATGGATATATAGATAGTGATGGGATTGGGGTAAATAACCCATTCATCAACGGAGCTCATTATCCGTTTTTAAATTGTATATTTTTACAATATCCTATTCGAAGAAATAACAATGTATTCTCAAACGAATATCAACAAATAACTAACGACGATTGTGAATAATAATTATTATAGGTTTAGTGTAACTTCAGAAGATACGGCTTTTAACATACCGGTTGAAATAACTTTTGACATGGGTGGTAGAAACGATGGAATCGTTCAATTTGAAACTGATATTTTACAAGATTTAATAAATGGTATTGATGATTTTGAAACTACAAGATTCGCAAATAAAGAATACTCGCAAACACCAAATGTTACAGACATAAATTATGAATTTTATTTTTTAGATTCTACCGTTTCTGTTACTGCCGCAACATCTAATGATTGGGCAGTTGACTATGATAATGCAACATTTACTGACCCTGAATTATATTATTTTGCAAATTCATTCAAAGGTAGTTTTTTCAAATTGGATTTTTATGACACAAAAACAAATGAAAACCAAAAGGCATATTTTAGTGTAATATTACCAACACAACAAGGACAAACAAGAGTTGGTTTTTTAGGTCCATTAAACAATCAAACACAAGTGAATGTTAAAAAACCAAAATTTAAACTTGATTATACAGGTTCCGACAAAGAAGGATTTTTTATATATTGGTTAAAAGAAACTGATTTTATAAATATTACAGAGTTTTATATGACCGCTAAGTTTTTTAATGCGAAGACAGGTCAATTTGTAAGGTTTATGAATGAACCACAATCTACTTTTTCTGCAAATAACAAATTTAATTTTAATAAATCACAATATTTTTATTATAAAGTTGAGTTAGATTTTGCAAACTTTGAATATCAAGTTTACAAAGAAATCCCACAACAAAACCAAGCACCTGTTCTTCAAAGAGTTGGTGATTCGGTTAATGTTATAAAATGGTATGAATACGGAAACCCATAATGGAAGCTGAAAAATATTCTTTAATAGTATCCCCTGAAAATATTTCTACAGATATTTTTGGTGAAACTTATAGTGGTGACAGTGGGTCACAAACCTTTGGTGTGTATTCAGGTATGTCTTACATATTGAGTGGAGGAACGGGAGGTACATCACTTTTAACAGGTTTAACAATACCAATTATGTTCACTCAAACTATGAACGATATTGGTTTTTATAGTGAGTTTGATGGTCTTATGTTACAAAAAGATGTGTTGTCTAATTTTTTATTTTCTGCTGATACATTAACACCTTACGATGTTAATTTTTATAATACATCGGGTGACATAGAAATATCATTTTTAAAACTATCAAGTTTCTTTGTTGATTGGGGTGATGGGAGCCCAACTCAACAGGTTGGAACCCAACCATTGACACATACATACCCCACCACACCAAGTGCGTATACCATAACTTTTTCTGGTCAAAATAGTTGGGGGTTGAATATAATTGAAAAACCGATTGTACTTCCTTTAACGGGGGCAACAATAACAAATTTACAAGGTAATTTTACTTTCACACCACAAGGTGGTTATTGGTCAGGTATACCTGTAAGTTACGATTTTATAGCAACAGGTGATTCACAAAATAATGTATCATCACAAATATCAAGTTCATACACGACAATTCCTTTTCCTGTTTCAGGTTATACCAAATCTAAACTTACGGATGTAAAAAGATGGGGACCTAACCCGTATACAGTTGGTTATACTTTTATAAAAAATGGAGTACCATACGGACAAATAAATTCTATAACGTCAGGGTATACTTCATACACAATAAATGACATCACTTATTACGACTTTCCAAACGGACAAACTCTGTACTTATTACAAAGTTCAGGATTTACCCAAAATGATTTATTGTTTTCAGCGATTACAAAAAATGAATATTTGTTAGATTTTGTTATGGACCCTGAAGTTCAAAGCGATGTTTATATCGAAAGAGGTAAATATAGCGCGTTTGAACCATTACAAAGATTAGGTGAAGTTGATAATATTGGTGATATGGTAAGATATGGTTACGGATATTATAAAATTAATACAACATAAAAAAAGACATAAACTATTTATAAAATAAAAAAATGGCACTTGGCACATATGGAATAACAAGACCCGCTGATGTATCACCTGATGATGTTGAAATCATCTTACACTATACACCTTCAAGGGATGTTACAAATAATTTCACATTAAAAAAATTAAATGCCGCAAATATATTAACACCATATTTTCATAATTCAGATACTGGTGGTAATAATAACGTGGAAATTTTAGGTGGTTTATATAATTTAAGATTGCCCGCAACCGAGTTTAGTAAGTTGGGGATTTATACTTTAATGATTAGACCTGCTGAAATTAGAACAACAATAAATGACTGTGGAGTTTTATCGGCACTACCAAACGTAAAAGGTATTATTATTGATATTAATAATGTTCCTTCACAGTATAGAAATAAATTTGTTAATCAAGGACTTGTTGGTTTTAGAGTTGAATACTTAAATAATAACGGAACAAAAATACCAAACTTTTATAGACTTGTTACGTCATCATTTTATTGTGAACCTGTAATTACAGAACAGGTTAACACAACACAAAAGTCTATTAGATATAGATATGTAGACAACCCAACAGATTTAATTTTCTGTACACTTTCACCTTCTTCATCTCCATCTAATAAACCAAGTGCAATTCCTTTTATAGGTCAACCAAACCAAAATATTATAATAACAAATACTTTCTTTAATCCTATTACTATTGATGTTCAAATGGCGGAATACGACATTGACACTTTAGCAATTGCTCTTTATGGTAATCAAACCAAAAGTATTGAGGATGGTATTTACACTCTTTACGATACGGCAGGAAACATTTACAAACAATACAACCTATTTGAAATTAGAAACAACTTTAGTGAACTTCTATTTGAAGTTAGACAAGATAGAAATAATAACATTGATTACAGTAAAAACTTTACCAATATTATTGAATAATGGCAAAACAAATATTTAGATATCCACCTGCTCCACCTGTAGGAACTTTAACTGCGTTTGACAACATAGTTGGATTACAGTTGGTGACAGGAGGTGGATTAACACAAGGAAACTTTCAGTTTACAACTGCCATTTATGAAAAGGTAAATCGTAATTTTGATTTAGGTGTTTTCTCACAACTTTATAATTTAGAAAATTTAAATATTGAAGATGTTGAACAAACAAAAAAAATCATACAAAAAAACTTTTCAGTATATCCAAATTTTGATATATCACAAGTAACGAGTTTTACGTTGTATGGTTCACTTCAAAAAAGATTATCAGCGTCCGTAACAAAAATAATAAGTTATTTTCCGGCGGCCTTAGAAGTAAGAGGAACGACTCTGTCATTTACAACAGGATACACCGCTACAAATATTGCTTTTGACCCTATTGAAAATTTAACAACGTTTGATGTTGATGTTCCGTGGATAGTTAATCCTTTTGACATTGACTTCTCTGTAAACGCAGCAAGAAACATTCAAGTTAGACCTATAAAAGTTTCAAAATACCGTGATTTAACAAATAACTACGAAAACTTTAGTTTATATTTTTCTGCTCTTACAACAGAATACCCTGTAGTTGATTTTATACCTTCAGCGACATTAACAGCAGGAACAATTACATTCACAGTTGAAGGTGACCCTTTTTCAGGACAAACAATTTCAACAGAAACATTTATAGTAAAACCAAATACACAAAAAACTGCTGAAATATTCCAAGATGATTTTGATGAGGTTGAGGATTTTATATTAAATAGAAATAGCCAACCAAAGTATACTGCGATTTTTGAGTACCCATACTACGATTCAGATGGGATTTTTACATTAAAAGTACAAAGTGTAACATGGGTATTGGACGGTTTATGGAATTTAGATATTGTGACATCTAATTTTGACACGTATTTAACAACTTTAAGTGAAATCGCACTTAATCTTGACGATTACAAAACCAATTTGATTTCAAGATTTCTAACAACAGGGGCATTCAAGGACTTTGACACTCAGGACCAAAAGATGGAAAAAATTCTACAAATATATGGTAGAAGTTTTGATGAGGTTAAAAAGTTTATTGATGCCTTGGCGAATATGAACTCAGTGAACTATGTTGTGGGAAATGATATACCATCACAGTTACTAACTAATTTAGCACAAACCTTGGGGGTAAATACAAATATATCGCCAATTAATAACGACCAATTATTAGATGCGGTGTTTAGTACAACAACCGACCAAATTTATTCAGGTCAAGCAGAAGAAAAAACACCATCAGAATTAAACTATCAATATTTTAGAAATGTAATTCTAAACTCAGCATATATGTTTAAATCCAAAGGAACAAGAACATCTTTGGAATACATAATGAGATTGATTGGTGCACCTGAAGCAATAACAGAATTTAATGAAGTTGTGTATTTGGTCGATTCAAAAATTAATGTGGACCAATTTAAAGAAAATTATGCTAAAATAAGTGGAGGTACGGTTTATGTTGAAAAACCTGCATTAGACCCAACAAATACATTTTCTATTCAAGGAGTAACATATACCGGATTTACAACAAACGGAGAAGTGCAAACTGTAACAACGTCAAGAAATGATTATGGTATTTCTGACGATGGTTACCCTAAGTCACCAACACAGACAGATGATTACTTTTTCCAAAAAGGTTCAGGTTGGTTTGAATCTAGCCCAAAACACAGGTCACCACAAGTTGTCGATTTAGAAAATTCACAACTTGACCAAAACGTACCAAGTGTTGTAACACAACTACAACCTTTTTCATATGGTCAAGAATACTTAGACAGGTTTACTAAGTTTCCATTTTTGAATGAAGGGTATACAATAACAAAAATTTACGACAACCAAAAGTCTTGGTCCGTTGACGACATAGGAAACAGAAAAAATAATTCAAACTTTAATGGGGTTGATTACACCATTACAAACGACAAACAACTTATAAACTCAAAAAATATTGAATTAAATATTAATATGGGTCAAGGGTTAGTTTATGATGTGTGGGATATGTGTGTTAAATACGATTACCCAATTCCAAATACCGGTTTAACGTCACCTTATCCATATCCAGGAGCGATAGATTGGACTTTTGTAAACCCACAACCAAAACAAAAAACATTTTTTGAATTTGCTCAATCGTTCTTTACCAACATGATTAATGTTAGAAATAGACAAACAATTTTCGACGGTAAGACAGGTGGTTACCCTACACTTCAATCAATATATTGGAAATACCTTCAATCACAACAAACAGTAGGAATACCTTCCAATCAATTTACCTATCAAAAAATGATAGACTATACATTAGGTATTGGTGATTATTGGCAAAGATTATTGGAACAGTTGGTTCCTGCAACAACACTTTGGCTCACGGGCCAAAAAATGGAAAACTCAATTTTCCATAGACAAAAATTCATATGGAGAAGACAAAGAGGATGTCAATTTATACAAGTTGAATGTGTACCTTGTACATTTGACGGTCAGTTATTTGGATATGATTGTATAGACCAAACTTTAAGATGTGAATTAAACTTTGACAGTCCACAAACTTATCTAACACAAGTTTTAAGTGCGGTTGTAAAACAGAGTGGGTACACTCAAGCCAATTGTGATTTAACAAGTATAGTATCGGAGTGGTTTGTGGATTGTAGATTAGACAGTACGATTTTAGTTCAAGAGCAATTCTACACAGGATATGGTTTTTATGATGTGCCAACGGTTGCTCAAATAACAGCGGCAATTGATGACAAATTACAAGAATTATATAATCATGGACTAAACTATTATTTTGCGGGTAAAACTTTAGTAATAAGTAATTCAACTTGTTATGATGACTTCACAAATAAAAAACTGTACTTAAATATAGGTATAAACGCTAGTATAAATTGTAATTAATGGCTTGTTTTTCGGGTTTAACGGATGGGGTATATAGGTACTATGATTGTTGTGGTAACTTTGTAGTTGGAGTTTCTTTAGGGGAAACTATTTGTTTTGATAGTGCGTACTCAGCATCAACATTTGGTGTTTATAACACAATGTCCGCTTGTACACCAACTTGCGATGACCAACCATTAGGACTAACATTTACAATCACAGGTACATGCTCATCCCCAACGGGTTCTGTAACATTTTCACCATATGGTGGAATACCTCCATACACAATAGATAATATACAACCTGGTGGAATAAGTGCTCAAACGTCATCAAGTCCAATAACATTTTCAGGATTAACCGCCGACACCTATGTGTTTAGGTTAAATGATTCTGAAGGGTTTGAAAATAACGAATTATATATAAACGTTATTATAACAGGTTGTTTTTATACTGACATTATTGACGTAACACCAACCACATGTGGAGAAAATAATGGAACACTAACTGTAAGTGCCGACTCTCAAATGTCGCCTTATACTTTAATATTATCCACATCAGGAGGTACTGTTGAATCACAAGTAACAACTTTGTTCCCTTATACATTCACAAATCTATCTGCGGACACATATTTTGTTCAAGTTGTGGATTATGGGTTGTCAACTGCAACAACATCTAACGCAATTGTTTCATCCTCTTCAAATTTTGATTTTGGTTTTTGGAAAGTAAATACGTCTACTTGTGTGATTAATGAAGGTAAACTTTCAATCACAGGACTTACAGGAACATCACCTTACACATATCTTTGGAATAACGGTGAGACGGGTCAAACAATAACAGGTTTAACAATTGGAACTTATAGTTGTACTGTAACTGATGGTAATGGTTGTGTGGTGACTAAAAGTGATACTATAGGTGAAGCCGACCCACTTGGAGTTGGTATTGTTACTTCTGTAAATCCTTCTTGTTTTTCATCAGACGGTAGTATTACATTTACAATTACAGGGGGTAGTGTCCCTTATTATTATTCCGCCAGCACATCACAAGTAGGGTATACATTAAGCGATACATTAACCTTATCAGGTTTATCAAGTGGAAATTACAATTTAGAAATTACAGATGCGAACTTTTGTAAACAAATAATAAGTGCATTTATTAATGCTGAAAATTCATTTTTTATAGTTGATACGGTAGTAACTAATTCTAATTGTAGTCAACAACTTGGTTCATTAACTGTTTCATTACAAGGTTCAAATAATTTTTATAGTTATATATTATCGGGACAAACGAACGGTTTAGTATATACCAATACAACACAAAGTTTAACTAGTACGTTTTCAGGTTTAACAAATGATACGTATGACTTAATTATATCTGCAACAGGAACAAACTGTGAATACACAACAACTGTTACGTTGGCATCTACTGATAAGTTTGAAATAAGTGCAACAACAACTGGTTCAACATGTTCACAAAATGATGGTGTTTTACAAGTTCAAGTTGGGACTGGTTACACATCACCTTTGGACTATATATTAAGTGACGGTCAATCAGTATTAGATACATCATTATCTTCATATACCTTTAATAATTTAGTGGCTGGTAGTTATACTCTTACAGTTGTTGATGCAGATGGATGTCAAATTGATGAACAAGTAACAATATCAACGGGAGGTAGTTTAATTAGTGCAATATCAACAACACAATGTTATGGTGGTCAAAATGGAACTGCGCAAGTATTAATATACGACGGAGAACCAACATTTAGTTATGATTGGTCAGATAATGTTCCGTCAGGACAAACGGGTTCAACTATATCCGGTTTAACCGCCGGTACGTATTCTGTTGAAGTTACAGACAGTCGCGGATGTTCACAAACTCACAATTTTACAATCACATGTTCAGGAAATAATGTAACAACATACTCTGTTGTTGAATTGTGTCAAAATGAATTTGCAACAACAGTTGGGGCTAAACGTGGATTTTTAGAAATGTTAAATGAGGGGTATATTGATGTTACAAGTGGATATACGGGATGTAGTTTAAATACTGCAGAATTTATACTTGAAATGAATATTAACGGAAGTGCATTTACTCAAACATTCTATACCGCAACAACATTGAATGATGTTCCACAAGACACTGTTTGGCAATCAACAATAGAAGGGATATTAAGTGGTGTTACTGATATTAGTAGTTATACTATAAGTTTGACAGATAATACAATTCACATTGAATCAAATTGTGAGGGAGACACCGACCCATTGGCTGATGCTAACTTCACTTTAGAATTAACAATAGACTACGATGTAACTTGTTATACATAGATGCCGTACTCAGTTGACATAACAGGATTGACAGGAGGAACACCACCCGTTAGTTATTACGTTTGTGATGAAAACGGAAATAATTGTTCATTACTTGGTACAACACTTACCGTTTATGTTTTATCTGCATTTTATTCTGCAGCAAATACCTTAATAATAAAAGCGATTGATGGTAATGGTTGTGAAACTTTTTATGAAATAAATTGTTAATATATGAATATACAAATAACAGGAGTAACTAGCGGATTAAGTCCTTATGATGTTTTCATTTGTGACCCATCAAATACCTATTGTTTTTATGTGTCAGGAGTTACTTCAATACCACCAAATGTAGTTATTAATTCAGAATCTTTTTTTCCAAATGAAGATGTTATATATATAAAAATTATAGATGCTAATGGTTGTATCATGGAAATAGAAGTGGATTGTGGAAGTTATTTATTACAAGAAACTGGTTTTTATATATTACAGGAAGATGGTTTTAGAATCAAAATAACTTAAATAATATTTATCTATAAAAGACTATGCCGGATTTACCAATATCATCCTTACCTGCAGCATCGACAGGTTACTCTAATTCATTATTGGTAATTGTAAATTACAATCCAATAATATCAGGTAGAACAGAAGCAGTACCATTTAGTGCTATAACTGCATCAATTGCCGGAACTTCAGGCACAAATGGAACTAATGGGTCTTCAGGAACCAGTGGTACAAATGGAACTAGCGGGTCCTCGGGAACTAACGGTACAAGTGGAACTAGCGGAACTAACGGCACAAGCGGAACTAACGGAACCAGTGGTACAAATGGTACTAGCGGAACTAACGGAACCAGTGGCGTCGATGGTAGTGGTAGAGCATGGGGGTCTTTTTTGTCCACAACGGACCAATATGTTTCAAGTACCTCTAGTGCGTTTTCTATGAGTGCGGACACCAATACTGGTTCTAATGGTGTAACATTATCGGCAAATACAAAATTTGTTGTTGCAAGTGCCGGTGTTTATAATTTACAATTTTCCGCTCAATTAGAATCAACAGGTGGTGGTTCAGCACAAACTATGGATATATGGTTAGCTAAAAATGGTAGTAATGTTACTAACTCAAATACACAAGTTGTCGTAAATTCTAATAATGGTAGAACTGTAGCTGCTTGGAATTTTGTAATAGACCTTTCAGCCAATGAATTTTTAGAATTAAAATTTAGAGTAGATGACACAAGATTAGGTTTACAATATGATGCAGGACCTTTTACATCACCCACTAGACCGGCCATTCCATCTTTGATTGTTACAATCACACAAGTTTAATTATTTATTTTTAGTCTTGAGGTATTATTTTTGTTTAAAATGATAATATGAAAATATTTGTCCAAATTGCGTCTTATAGAGACCCCGAACTTTTACCGACAATCAGAGACTGCATTTCAAAGGCAAAAAACCCTGAGAATTTAACCTTTGGTATTTGTTGGCAACGAGATGAAAATGAATCTATGGGAGAATTTGCAAATGACGAAAGATTCAAAATATTAGATTATCATTGGTCAAAAAGTAAAGGACTGTGTTGGGCTCGTTCAGAAATTCAAAAATTATGGAACGGAGAAGAATACACATTACAATTAGATTCACACCATAGATTCTTACAGGATTGGGATATTGAGTTGATTGAAATGATGAAAATGACAGGTTCAAAAAAACCAATCATTACTGCATATGCAGGCATGTATGAACCCAAAACTAATAAATTATTAAATGTTGAGCCATACAAAATGGTTGCATCTAACTTCACACCGGGAGGAACAATTATGTTTAGACCTCACGAAATTCCAAATTGGAAAGAGTTAGATAAACCAATACCTGCAAGATTTGTTAGTGGTCACTTTTTCTTTACGATTGGAAAACATTGTGAAGAATATAAGTATGACCCCAACATTTACTTTGCTGGTGATGAAATCAGTTTATCTATTAGGTCATATACATTAGGTTATGATTTATTTCACCCACATAAAACAGTTGTTTGGCATGAATACACAAGAGAAGGTAGAACAAAACATTGGACGGATTTTAATGAGGAAAACAAACAAAGTGGGGTAGTTGAAGAACCATGGTGGGAAATGGATACTAAGTCCAAAATAAGACTTAGACACATGTTACAAGAAGAAGACCATGGTATTGACTTGGGGGAATATGGATTAGGTAATGTAAGAACTCATCGTGATTATGAATTGTATGCGGGTATTAATTTTTTAGATAGAAAATTACATCCAAAGACATTGAAAGGTGAAAATCCACCCATTAATGATGAAACTGATTGGCATAAAAAAGAAAGTTTTATGTTTACATACAATATAATTGTTCCAAGATTAGAAGCCCCTGAAGATGATTATGATTTTTGGGCAATTTCATTTTTGGACGATTTAGGAAATGAAATTTATAGACAAGATGCCAATAGTAATGAAATCAAAGAATTGTATGAAGTAAAAAGTGATTACGTAAATATAAAAAGAACATTCTTGGTGGATAGAACAACAAAAAGTTGGTCAATTTGGATACACCATAGACAAAGTGGTTGGGTTAAACAAATTACAGGTGAAATATGAATATAGGGGTTTTTTACCAATCAGGTCATAAATTAGTTGCTTGTTATAAAGCAATTGAACAGTTTAGAAAATTTTATCCAAACGCACCAATTTCTTTATTTGAAGATGGTTCGGAGTTATTAGAGCCTGTGGCAAAAAAATTTAATTGTGACTACACTTGGATTAAACAACAAGGAGTTAATAACCTACATTCAGGTAAAGTTTTTGTTGATAAAGATGGATTATATCGGTGGTTGACAAGAATATATGAGGCTTGTCTAACAACACTTAAAGACGTTGAATGGATTATTCATTATGAAGATGATGTTTGGTGTAAATGTGAAATAACAATACCACCAAAGTTTGATATATCAGGAGCTTATGGACCATATTACACAAAAGAATTGTATGAATATCTAAAAAATAAATTTAATATTAAAGACAACTCAAGACACGTTTGGAGTGAATTAGGGTCTTTAGAAAATTATGGGGCTTGTGGTGGTGCAATTTTCAATAGAGAAAAGTTTATAGAAATATATAATAGATTAGGTGAAGTACCTTGGGACGAAATATATAAATTAGACTCAAGGCCTGTGGAGTGGTGTGATGCAACTCTTTCATTTTTATTTCAATTTTTTGGATTTACTTGGGGACCATGGGATGATTGGTCACAATACGAAGACAAAAATATAGGAAATTGGTGGGATAAAACAGGATGGTCAGTACCTATGGAAGAACAAAAAGATGTTGCATTTATTCATGCATACAAACATTTTTACTGTTATAAACCTGAAGAAATAAATTTGGAGTTTTAAATGCAAAAAAAAACTTTGGGTTATTTATATAAAAAGAAAATTTAATGGCAAATATACTTTTACAGAGTTGTTGTTACCCCGGTTTACAATATTTTACAAACCAAACTAATTGGACCGCTGGGACTTCGGCTGTAACTTCTGTTTATTATATTACTTATGATGCATCTGTTGTAAGTGGATGTTATTCAATTGTTTCTGCGTTTACGTCAGGGTTTACCGCAACAAGTTATGTACCTAATGGAACATATGGACTACAAACAGGATGTACCGCCTCAAGTTGTGCAACAGGAGAATGTTGTTCTAATAAATATTGTGTTGTAATAAATAAAGATGAATATTCTGCATACACCGGAACATATGTTGTTGCGGGAGGATATAACGGATTCCCCTTTTTCACAGGAGGAACACAACCAGGGTATATCTATAAAAGTGCTACAAAATGGTGTTTAGGTACAGCACCTGGTACAAATTGTTTCTTCTACGGACAAAACCCAACGACTTCTGTTTGTCCAAATCTTTTTACCGACTTATTTTATCCTGGTGATTGTGTTCCCCCAACACCAACACCAACTCCTGTATGTGATACTTTTGATTTTTCATATGATGTTGATTGTGATGCGCCGACACCAACACCAACCCCGACTCCTACACCAACACCAACCCCGACTCCTACACCAACACCAACTCCAAATATATGTAGTGCTTTTACAGTAAACATTAGTGTTAGTGCATCAACACCAACACCAACACCAACACCAACCCCAACACCCACTCCTACACCAACAATCAATTTGACTGGTGAAACTGTAACATTTACAATAGACGATGGAAACTTTATATGTTTTAGAGTTAAGGAATTAAGAGATTGTAACGAAAACGTTTCTTATTACGTTTCAGGTCCTTTGGAATTATCAGGCACACCAATATCAACAGGACAAACATTCTTAGGGGTTATTAATGACCAATTAAAATGTGCAACATATATACAAGATACAACAGCAAGTCCTAATGCAACAGTTAAGTTAGTGGTTTCAGCATATACCGCTTGTACGATTTGCCCAACACCTACACCTACACCGACTCCGACACCTACACCGACTCCGACACCTACACCAACACCAACCCCAACACCTACTTACGCACCTGGTACTTACTTTGTGTTTACATCTTGTACGACAACATCGATGATTACACAAACAGCAACCCCACCAACTAATTTAGACCCGGGAGAAGTAATTAGAGATTATTCTGGAAATTGTTATAGTTATGTAGGATACTTCATAAATTATGTTCCACCTTCAGGTTATATTGTGGTAAATGAAAATAGATTTACAGCGACTACTGCCACAACTTATGTTGATTGTGCAGAGTGTCTACAAGTTGAACCACTTGTTGGAACATTTAACGAATGGATTGGTAATGGAGCATATTCGGTTAATTGCCCTGGATGTCAATTAACTAATTTTGGATTACAAACAATATTCTACACTCATCCATCAGTTAATCAAATACAAACAGGAGTAACAGTATATAGTAATTCATCGTTATTATATCCATTAACGATTGATTATATTAGATACGGAAATAAAATTTATAGTGTCGACAACAGTGGTGTAATCACCGAGTTTTGCACAGTAAACGGAGTATGTTAAAAAAATGGCAACAATAGTAACACTAAATACAATAACTTCAGGAACAAGTCCATACGATATTTGGGTTTGTGACGAATGTGGGATATACGGAACTTGTCAATATATTGCAACAATTTCTTCAGTTCCATATTCATTTACATTACCTGTTTCCTTTGAATCGATGGATAGTTATGTTGTTAAAATAATAGACAGCAATGGTTGTGAGTTCTGTTCTGATAGTTTATGTAACTATAAACAGTTTCAAGACCTAATATGTTTTGAATTTCAAGATGGAATACCATATAACTTTCAATAAACTTTGATATATATAAAATAAAAAATGGCAACTTTAACATCAAGGACATTAGCTACAGGAGCAACACTTAATGACCTCATACATATTGTAATAACTGGTGACACATCACAAAGCCCAACTGGCTCATCATATAAGGCAAGATTATCACAATTAGTACCTTTATTCGGAGGTTCACCTGATGTTTATTTAACAGGAGGAACTGCAGTATCTTCAGGAGGGACTATAACTTTTACTAACACAACAGGAGGAACCTTTACCGTATCAGGACTAACAACACCATTTACAGGTGGTTCAGGTAATTGTATTACAAGTTTTTATACAAATAATATCCACGCCTGTACAAACGAAATAACAGTACATAACAGGGTCCAATCAACAGGGTCTGACGCTCAAAATACATTGAGTTTTGCGTTTGGAGATAATGTACAAGCATTAAGTAATTACAGTCATGCTGAAGGTGTGGATACAATTGCTTCGGGAACTACATCACACGCTGAAGGGTCTAACACAAAGGCATTTGGTTCCAATTCACACTCTGAAGGAACTAGTACAAGAGCAGGAACAAATACTGCGTATTTGGCAACAGGACTTACTTCAGGAGTACTTTATTTAAGTAGTGTTTATGGAAACGTCACAGCGAATTATACAAATAATGAATTTATTTGGATTGATAATTCTGTCTTCGCGGCAACTTTATCTGACGATTTTCAAAAAGTCTCAGGAACAACATTTAGTGGTGGTAGGACTATTATATACCTTTATGACACTGGACTTTCTACTACAGGTAATTTATATGTGGGCGATACAAATGACCCATCATCTTGGGGTGGTAATCAAACCGCAGGAGGTAAAAGTGCATCTGTAAAAGGTTTCGAGTCTGGAGCAATTGGGACCTATTCGTTCGCTGGTGGACAAGGAAATTATTCTTTTGGTCGTAGCACATTTTCCACTAATAAAAGTAATAAAGTTTTTGGAAATGCGTCTTCAGCATTTGGGTCTAACAATAAAGTTTATGGAACTAGTTCATCGTCATTCGGAGATAGTAATAAAATAGAAGCGAGTATCGGGTTTTCTATAGGTGATGGTAATGAAATATACGGAGATATAAGTTTTCTTGGTGGCGCCGACAATACTTCAAACGGATATGCGAGTTTTGGATTTGGTGAACAACACACTATAAATGGTGAAATTAGCGCTATTTTAGGGGGAAGTACGAATACTATCCAATCGGGTACTTCCGCAAACTGTACAATATTAGGTGGAGAACTTAACGTTATATCAGCGGCAACACCATCTGACCCATGTTATAATTCATCTATATTAGGCGGTTTAGGAAACGTTGTTAAATATTTTAATTCAGCAATAGTTGGTAGTGAAAATTCAACATTAATGGCTGACCATTCAGTAATTTTAGGAGGTATTTCAATTTCAGGAACTCAGGCTGAAACTGTGTACGTTCCAAATTTTGTTGTTAAAGGTAATTCTATCACACCAACAGGAACAACGGACCCAACAGGTGAAGTCGGACAAATAACGTATGATTCATCCTATTTGTATTATAGAGATACGTCAGGTTGGAAAAGATTAAGTGGGGCAACTTGGTAAGATGGGTTTATTAAGTGGAAATAGTTGTAATATAATAACACTTCTACCATTAGGTTTAGATTGTGATAGTATTAATGCGTCAACACCTGATTCAACTAATGGTCTAATAACCTTATACGTAACAGGAGGAACTCCACCTTATACTATAAATTGGAGTAACGGGGCTCAAGGTTCTTTACTTACTAATTTACTACCTGGTAATTATACTGCAACAGTTATAGATTATTATGGTGATTTTACAGGTCAAACAACTTGTTCAGTTGATTATGATAGTTTCTATTTAGAACAGTTTGAAGACTGTGAAAATTCAGGAACTTTTGTTTATTATGTTGCAGATTTACCTTCAAAATTCGTTGATGGTAAAGTGTACAGTTTAACAAGTCAAGTTGGTTGTTGGACTCATAGTGGTCAAACATTATATACAGGACAAAGTTATATTAATAATTTTGCAGTAATATCTACAGGGCCATTTGACACTTGTTCAGATTGTTTACCTCCACCGACACCAGCACCTGTATACCCACAAAACTTATGTTTTGAATATACACCTTCTTTTAATACAACGTATTTAACTACTTTAACCAGCGGTTCAACAATCAATGGTTACCCGTCTTGGACAAGTTCAACTTATACGGTATTCTATAGTACAGGAAATACAAGATGGGAAGTTAGCGGATGGACTAATCCTGGCGTTCCCGCTTTATTACAACCAACAACGCCACCTACAGGTAATTGGTCTTTACTTGGAACATATCAAGGTACTGTATTTGTATCAACAGGAGTTTGTACAACACCGCCATTAACTTTATCAGTTTCAACAACACAACCAACTTGTTCTAACACATCTAACGGTGTGATTAATGTCACGGGTTATGGAGGAGTTCCATCTTACACGTATTCTATCAATGGAGTTAATTATCAAATGTCAAATACATTTTTAGGTTTGGCTGCTGGTAATTATACAATTTATATAAAAGATACTAATAACACAGTAACAACTCAGTCAGTAACACTTACACCACAAAATTCTTATACAAACTATACACTTAATTTAAGTTTAACTCCGTTGGCAAATCAAACTAATGTTGGTACTACAACTACCAAAACTTGGTATTATCAAATAAACGTTACACCAACATTACCGGCAGGAAAAACAGTAAACTTTACAATTAATACTGCCGTTGGATTTACAGGAAAAACTTTCGTAACAAACGTACCTGTTATTACAAATTCTATAACTGCAACAACATCAGGTAATGCAACTTTAAGTACTCCAACAAACTCTGTGGTTACTACTAGTTCACAAACTAGACCTTCTTGTAATTTATCTAATATAAATTATAGTTCATTTACAAATACATACACTGCAAGTATTTCATCAGGAGGAATTATAAACGGTACTATTACTCAGTTTATTAATACTCCAAGTATAGAATTTAACGGTTGTCAACTTGAAGGTTATATTTTAGATACAGTAACAATAACAAATGTAACTATAACCCCATCAACATGTAACGGTATAAGTGTAAACGGGTCACCAAAGTATATGCCTTTACAAAAAATAGGTTTATCTTAAAATAAATTTATAAAAATATATTTATAAAATATGTCATACATAATCAAAAATACCTCAGCGTTAATCAACACTATAATAACCGACGCGGCAAGGAAAAAAATATCGCAAGGTAAATTTGATATTGCGTATTTTGAAGTTGGAGATAGTGAAGTTTGCTATAACGCAACAAGTAACACGGATTACGTTCAACTAAACGTTTTGATGCCACAATATAATGCTCAAAATTTAGCACCAATTCCTGAAAAAAATAGAATGCAAGTCAAATACCCTTTATTTGTAGATTCAACATCGGGAAGTACATTAGGTGTCCCTTTTGATGCGTCATATATCGATAATGTCTTTAATAGTGCAGCCCCAAGAGGTTTTTTTACAGGTTCTACAGGAACTCCTGTTGTATTTAGCGCATATACTTCATCTGCATATACTATAAATCCAAATTTTGTTGTATCTAACACAGGTGTAACTTCAGGTAATGTTTTAACACTTAAATATTCAAGTTTAGACCCAACAGTTTCAGGTACAGTTACTAATGGAATGTTTTTGTTTTTATTTGGTACGAATAACATTCAACCATTTACAGGAGCATCACCAATATTTAGTTATGTTGTAGTGGGTGTAACGGGAAATACTTCCACTGCAACAACAGTAACCGTACAAGTAGATAGACAATTACCAAACTTTAGTGGTATGGGGTATACAGGAGACTCTAAAGTTGTTTTTTACCCATCAGGCATGACTGTCATTTATGACTCATTTACTCCTGAACCGTATTGGAATCCAAACGTTTTCAATTTTGAAACAAATTGTGATGTTTCACAAAAGGATGTTAAAGTTTGGAATATGAATATTCCATGGACCGAATCACCGGCAGGTATTTTTAACACCGTAAATCAAGATTTTAATTATTTCCAATCAACAGGATATACAGGTAGTAAAGAATATTTGGGTTACTATTCAGATAGTGGTCAAACAGATACTGACTCAGTTTATTTTTACAATTCATTTTCAGAAAAAATAACCGTTAAACCATCAGACCAAAAGGCTATTGCAATAGTTCATTATACAAATCAAGCAATTGACAACTATTATGGTGAAAAGTTCGCAATGCAAGATTATGATAGTACTAACCCTGGAAATACAGGTCAGGCTAGAAATTTCAAACTATCCATTCCTTGGTTAATGTGGCATAAAAATCCTAATGCGAAAGTTGGTGAAGTATTTTATACAGACCCTTCAGGATTTACAAACCTTAATTTATTTACACCACATTATATTGAATCAAGAAAGAGCATCAATTTTAACGCACCGGGATTAAGATACTATCACCTTTGGGACACACACGCAAACACAAATGGTTTCCCAAATAGAATTGGTAAAGTTTTTCCTGATTTAAAAATAATTGTATTTGATGATGATGAAATAGTTGCGGCGTTGAATTACAAATCAAATAGAAGTTGGACATTACCGGCACCAAAATTAGGTCTTGTGACTCCAAATACATTTAGTGGTGTATTAGGTGGGACACAAGGATTATTGACGGGAGATACTGAAACTTTATTTTTAACATACAGATTAAATAACTCAGCATTTACAAATTCATTACATTGTAATTACTATCAGACTATAACAGGAAACGACCAAAGTTTATTACCGGGAGCTTCTGATATTCTTGTAAGGTTTGGAAATGAGTTTCCGTTTTTGAAAGTTCCTGTTTCAGGACTACCATCAGGATTTACCGCCACAGATATAAAACTTTTAGCACAAAAAGTATCAAGTGCCACGACAAGACCTGATGTTACACAATGGAGAGAAATTAATGTATTATCACAACTTTCTGCAACCACGGTTGGTGGATATTTAACCATATCAGGATTGACGGGAACAACTATTCAGTTGACAAAAAATATGTATGATACGGCACCAATATATGATTTGAATGATTATATAAGTCTACCTGTATTAAATCAAACTGGTATAACTTTAAATTTTGGAGGTGAGTTTTTCTTTTTTGGAACAATTGAAACGGATATTCAAGCAACAATATATGTTATGAATTTCTTATGTAATTTGGGACAAACACAATTTTTTGATTCATCAAACCCAACTTGGGACGGAACAACACCACCTTATGTCACAGAAGTAGCACTTTACAATGCGAATAAAGAACTTATGGTTATATCTAAGATACAATCACCCGAAAAAAGACAAGGTGTTCAACAGTATCCGATTAAGTATGATTTTTAAAAAAATATGAATACAAAACCTGATTTAAAAAACTCACCAAAAGTTTTAGGCTTAGATATATCAACCAAAACAATTGGATGGAGTCTTTTTGACATTAAAACCCAACAATTATTGGAGTTAACTCATTTTTCACCAGTAATCAAACCAAAAGAAGAAAATAAAATTCAAGAACTATTATTAAAAGTAGATGCGTTTGAGTTAAAACTTGAGGGATATAAAAATTTGGGTATTACAAAAGTGGTAATAGAAGAACCACTATTAAATTCAAATAATGTTTGGACAGTAGGAACCCTATTGAGATATAATTCAATGATTACAAAATCAATTTATGACATATTAGGTATTGTTCCCGATTATATATCTACATATAACTCAAGAAAGTATGCTTGGCCTGATTTACTTCAAAAAAACGACAAAGATAAATTTGTATTATTTGGTGGATTACCAAAAGACACAGATAAAAAAGAAATTATTTGGAGAAAAGTATCCGACAAAGAGCCTCAAATTACATGGCACTATACCAAAAACAACACATTAAAAAAAGAATGTTTTGATATGGCAGATTCTTATACTTGTGTTCTTGGTTATATGAAACAAGAAAAAATTTGGTAAATTATTTTTTTTTTGTATTTGTAAAGTATTTATAGTAAAATAAGTAAAAAAAAATAATTATGAAAAGAATAGTAAGACTAACGGAATCAGATTTAACAAGACTTGTTAGAAGAATTGTTAATGAAAATACAAATATGCAAGCTGAAGTTGCTATAGAAAATTGTGACGAAAACGATGATATGGCAATGGAAAGATGTGTAGATAATTTATTTGCAGATATGACAGAAGAAGATGCTGAAAACTACATTATAGAATTATCAAAAAGAAAACCAAAATGGTTAAAAAAATTAGCTCAATGGTTTAGAAGAACAGGAAGAAAAATTAAAAGAGAAGTTAGAAGTATTAAAAGGGATTTTAAAAGAAAGGAACCGAAAGAAAAAATCTTTAATGTAGGTGCGTCTCTTACTTTCGCAACATTAGCCACATTGTTTATGAAACATGTGTGGTTACCAATGGTTGGTGGAGATAATTCAAGAATGAATGAATCACATATTAGACGTAGATTTATTAATGAGCAAGGTCAAGGTCCAATTGGTGGGTTTGGAGGTCCGTTGACAGGAACATTGGTTGCGAGAAATCCAGATGCTGAAGTTAGATTTGGACAAGATATTGAATTTACATTTAGAGGTATTAAAAATTCTGGAAGTGCACCAATTACTATAAAAAGGATTCTTCCTATGAATAGCGGTATGAGAATTGATAAACAAGTTCCTTTTACCGTAAACCCTGGTGAAACTTTTGTGCTTAGAGCAAAACAAAAATTAGTAAGGGGCGGTACTTCATTAGAAAAAGTGAACGAAGAAGGTTTAGTCGAATTTGAAGGGATAATTAGGGTAGAGACTGACGGAAAAAAACAAAACTACCAATTATATTGTCGTCAAAATTTGTCTTTTAGATAAAAAAATATTTAAATATTAAAACCCACCCACAAAGGTGGGTTTTTTGTTAATTGACAATCCACATATTATTCTTATCTTTTATATGTGGAATCGGAAGAGTTAATCATAGACCTTATTGGTAATATTTTTGGGGAACCAAAATCAGTAAATGAACTAAGAGGTCAAATATCGGTTGATTGCCCTGTGTGTTCATATACAATTAAAGGTCTTGACAAGTTAGATGGAAAGGGAAACCTTGAGATTAATTACCAACAACATGTTTACAAGTGTTGGGGGTGTGCTGAGACGCATGGTACTCACGGACACTTAGGAAAACTTATAGATAAGTTTGGTTCAAAAAAAGATAAAAAAATATATAAATTAATTAGACCCGATGAGTTTGAAAAAAAAGAAAAGGTTTACAAAAAACTTGAATTACCAAAAGAATATAAAAAGTTTGACGAGATACACCCACTTCATATTCCAAGAAAAGAGGCTTTTAATTATTTGAAAAAAAGAGGAATCACTGATGAGATTATAGAAAAGTATCAAATTGGTCTATGTTTAGAGGGTGAATATTCCGGTAGAATCATTGTTCCATCTTTTGATAAAAAAGGAGAATTAAACTTTTTCGTATCAAGGTCGTGGAACCCACGAAGTAAATTAAAATACAAAAACCCTGAAGCATCAAAAGACTTTTTAATTTTTAATGAGAGTTTAATTGATTGGAAAAAAGATATATACCTTGTTGAAGGAGTCTTTGATAGTTTCTTTTTGGACAATTCAATTTGTCTATTAGGGAAGTTTTTAACAGACAACCTTTGGGAAAAACTATACTCAAAGGCGAAAAAAAATATTATAGTTTGCTTGGATGGCGACGCATATACCGACGCTAAAAACCTATATGACAAACTAAACGGAGGAGCTTTATATAACAGAGTTAAGTTAGTGAAGTTGCCAAAAGATAAAGATGTGTGTGACCTTAAAGGTGACATCGAAAAATATTATGTAGAATTTAAATGATAGATTTAAAAGAAGTAGCAAAAGAAATACGAGAGATTATTTCTGAAAAACAAAAAGAGTTTCAATTAACTTTTGAAGAAGATAAACACAAGTACACAATGTTAGATGTGAATGGTGTTGTTAGAGATGATTTCCCATCTGTATCAAAAGTGATGAAGTTATTTTATGATGAATTTCCGGCTGAGGATGTTGCAAGAAAATTGGCGAAAGGTAGTCCATATGCGATGCACACTTATTTAGAAGAGTGGAAACAATCCGGAATCATTTCAACAAATATGGGTAGTAGGGTTCACTATGAACTTGAATTAGAAACAATTAACAAATTCAAAATAGATAAAGAAGTTCGACAACCATTATTTGAATGTGATTTAGAACTTACTATGAAAGGCGATAGAATGATAAAGGCTGGTAAAAAGTTTTTGTCACTCATGGAAGAACGAGGAGCTGTCTTACTTGATACGGAGATTGTTTTAGGTCATCCTGAATTAGGATATACTGGTCAGCCCGATAAAGTTTGGTTAATGTTAAATAAACAAAAAACCGGATTCGGTATTGTAATTACGGATTGGAAAACCAACAAGGAAAAAAACATGGAAGTAAATGACTACACAAAACCCATGAAAAAACCTTTTGAAAAACTCCCAAACAACGCTCTTGGTCACTACAACACACAATTACCTTTTTATGGTAAGTTATTATTAAAGATGTTAGAAGGGACTAAATATGAAAATATTCCACTAATGGGTGGTGTAATTGTTCATTTAACAGAAAACGTTGAGTTCAAAGAATACCGAATACCAAGAGATGTCGTCGACACTATTTTGAAAATGGATATGTCTGAATATTTGACTAAATAAAACTAATAAATTATATTTCACTATGGAAACTACAATTACACCTGTTTGGTACATAAATACCAGTTGGGACAATTCAACAATTAAAATAAACATAAATTATATAATAAAATGAGCGACGATATTATTAGACCAAAAATTGATTTAAGACAACAAGAAACTATTAAATGTGAAAAATGTGAATCAATTTATTTTAAAGAAGTGACTATGTTAAAAAAAGTTCCTAAACTTTTGACAGGTAGTCATGAAGACACGATTGTTCCATTTCCTACTTACATGTGTAGTGATTGTGGTAATGTGAATAAAGATTTACAACTATTCGACAAGTAATGGAAGTAAGTAAAATGACAATTACGGAAGCTTTTCCACATTTAAAAAGTATTGCAAATCTTTATGGTTTAAAACTTAATAGAGCAAAAGAATTTAAATTGGCAAGAACCATTTTAATTAATCTTTATTGTAGAGAATTATGTTAAGTTATAAAGAATTTTATATTTGGTTACAAGGTTACCTTCATGGAAAATTAGAAGATAAGAACATTGATATTGCACCAATTGTGGAAAAGATGGATTTGGTGAAAGAAAGTAGCAAAATTGATATTTCTGAACCATTTAGAATACCAATACCGGTGAATCCTTTTCCAATTCAAGACGACCCATATAAACCACCATTTGAGGTATATTGTAATGATAAACAACAATTAAATGATTAAAATTATGAAAACAGAAATTAATGAGATGGCAATTACTCAACAAGTAAAAATTGCATTAGAAAACTCCAACTTAAATGTTGTTGTTACACCGATTATGTTTGACTCCGACGCATTTAATCCTGTGTTAGGTGTATTAGTAAAAAACGAAGATTCAAGTTATACTAGAAAATATACAATAACGGTTAAACCGAACAATTAAATGATTAAAACTTTAGTACACTTTTCTGACTTACACATCCGTCTTTTTAAAGACCACGATTTGTATAAATCAATTTTGGAAACTGCCATTGAACAATGGAAAGAATTAAATCCAGATAGGATTGTATTCACTGGCGACTTAGTTCATTCTAAAAATCAGATGACACCTGAACTTATTGAGATGGTTAGATGGTTATTGACTGAATGTTCAAATATAGCTAAGACAATCATCATACCTGGAAACCACGACTTCTTGGTAAATAACACGGAAAGATTGGACGCACTATCACCTATTATTAGTTCACTTAATAGTAATAATATTTCCTACTACAAAGATAGAGGTGTCTACGAAGATGAGAACATTAGTTGGTGCGTATATTCACAATACCAAGGAAATATTCCACCTGATTTAACCGAAGCAAAAGGAACCCGAATTGGATTATTTCATGGACCAATTCAAGGAATGAAAACAGACCTTGGTTTTGACTTTGGTGAAGAGGCATATGATGTTGAAAAGTTTGATGGACTTGAAACCGTATTATGTGGTGATATTCACAAACGACAAGAGTTTAAATTTAAAACAGGTAAAGGTTATATGATTGGAAGTCCAATTCAACAAAACATTGGTGAAAGTATTGGAAGACACGGTTATGGAATATATGATGTTGAAAGTAAGGACTATAATTATGTTGATTTAGATAACCCAAAACCATTTTTGAAGTTTTCCATAAAATCATTTGAAGATATTGAAAATGGAACAGAAAGACTCCAAAATATTTAGTAAAGAAATAATGCAGGCAGTGTCTGCATTTTGTGAATCTAAAGAAATAAAAGACGTTGATAATTTTATTTATCTATGTTTTAAACAAGGATTTGATATTAAAAAATATGGGTTTTTGGGAAAACCACTTAATGAAGGTGAAAAAGACTTAAATACTAATGAAACCGGTGAAAAAGACTTAATAAAGGAAGTGATTGTTGAAAAACTGGTAGAAGTACCTATTGAAGTCATCAAAGAGGTTGAAGTAATTAAAGAAGTTCCGGTCGATAGAGTGGTTGAGAAAATAATATATACCACCGATGACAATCAAATAAACGAACTTGGTAAAAAAAACGCCAAGTTGGAAATCGAACTGTTAAGAAATTCCGAACAGTTGGATGAACTGTTGTTAAAAATACAACAGTTGAACGGAGAAATTACGATTAAGTCCACAGAAATTGACAACATTAGACAAGAATTTTCAATTAAAACAAAAGAAATGGAAAATTTTTATCAAAATGAAATGTCTAAAAAGGATAATGATTTAGACGAACTTAGACGTAATTTAGACATTTCTGTAGACGATGGTAAGTCGAAGATGTTACAACAAACCATCCAAAATTTAAATTCAGAAATAAGGGATTTAAAAAATAAAAACAAAGAATTAGAAAAAAAAATATTAGAGCAACCAAAAAATAATTCGTTTATCAACGCAAAATTTCACGGAAGCTCCAATTTAAACGGTTAAAAAAAAATATATGGAAATTTTAGTATGGTTTATTTTAAGTTATGGATTAATGAACATTATGGTTTATGGGTCCATATTTCAGGGTTTAAGAAACTTTTTTAAAAATTGGGGTGAAAATAAATTCATGCCACTTCATTTTTTAGGTGAGTTTATTTCAGGGATATTATCCTGCCCGATGTGTTTTTCAACATGGGGAGGTTTTGTATTATCCTTGTTGATTTATTCACCAACAAATGATATGTTTAATACACCGATTTGGGGTTCATGGTTCTTTGATGGTGTTTTGTCATCAGGAGCTGTTTGGGCAATCAATTCGGTAATTGAATGGTACGAACAAAACAGACCAAGTAATAAATTTTAAATTAAATAAAAATGGGTAAAGCGGCAAAAGCACATAGAGCAAAAGTTCAAAAGAGAAACAAAAAAGTTAAACAAGAAGAATATACTCTTAGAAAGAAATGGAATGAGGCGTTTCAAAAACAAATGGAAGAATTGAAAGAAAAGTTCGCACAAATGTCAGGAGACACCGAAAATATTGAAGATGTTGTTTCTGAAGGAACAGATAATGATACTACGGAAACACCCAATTATGACACAATATTAGAAGACGGAACAAAAGTGCAAATATCAGGTTTCCACAACGTTGGTGAAAACGATTAATCAATATGGATTTATTTAATCCACCAAAAAAATTTAATTACAATATTATGATTAAAGACCTTGATTTTTCAAAGTTTATAAACCCGACCATACAAGTTGTTTGGGAAGATTTGCCTGAAAATTTTACACAAGACAAAATTAAAAGTGTTAAACATTACTTTTCCAAAAAGTATAACACTACCAACGTCAATGTTTTAACAAAGGCTAAAATCACAAATACTGACGAGGTTCAAACGATAGATGTGTCAGTTAATATAACTGATGCGAACTACCAGTTGGGTTTAATGAGACAATATTTGGAAGGTAAAGGTCTTACAGGTCATACCGATGAAATCCTTTCAATTAATAAAATAGTTGAAAACAAGATTTTAGAAAAACACGAAGAAACCACACAATTTAAAAAGTGGTATATTAAAAACATTGAGTTCTCAAACTTTCTATCTTATGGCGAAAATCAAAAATTAGATTTTGAAAAACTTAACGGTATTGTTGTTATTGAATCGGACCCACCAAACTTTGGTGGTAAGACGGTTTTATCGGTAGACCTTTTGATGTTCTTGTTTTTTAATGAAACAACCAAAACAACAAAGGCTGAAGAAATATTCAACCGATTTACAAATAAAGATAAAGTTTATGTAAAAGGTGAAGTATCAATCGATGGTGAAGATTACATTATCGTAAGAAACATTGAAAGAAAGTTGTCCAAGAAAAATGAATGGAATGTAAAAACAGAATTGGACTTCTTTAAAAAATTATCTGATGGTAGTTTACAAAACTTTACTGGCGAACAAAGACGTGAAACTGAAGCATTTATTAAAACTTCTATTGGAACAAAAGAAGACTTTTTAATGACCATTCTTACAACAGCATCAAATCTTGAAGAATTGTTGGAAGCAAAACCAACTGCTCGTGGTCAGGTGTTATCAAGATTTATGGGGTTGGAGTTTTTGAAAAGAAAAGAAGAAATTGCAAAAGAAGTATATGGAGATTTTTCAAAATCAAAGATGTCAAATGTATATTCTTCACAACAACTTAAAGACAACAACGAAGAGTTGAAAAATACAATTTCTACTAATTTGAAAAAAATTGAAGAAGTTAAAATTGAGTTGAAAGATATTGAGGAGAAAGTTAAAAAAGGAAAAGAGTATCGGGATGGAATGTTAAAGAAAAAACATTCTGATATTGACCAAGAAATCTCTGTGTTGAATCCTGAAAAAACACAAGAAGAAATCAACACAATCAACTACGAAAAAAGCACATTCATATCAAAAATAAATGAACTTAAAGTTGTCGAACCAAGTGAGTTTTATCATGAAGATAAACATGATGAAGTTAAAGAACAATATAATAGTGTTTATAAAGAGATTGTTCAAATTGACACGGAAATTTCTTCAATTAACAAATTGAAGTCTTCAGTCGAAGGTGGAATTAAATGTGAACATTGTGGGATTGAGTTAATGAATGCAGCAATCACCAATTCAAAAATTGCAGAATTAGATGGACTTATTGTGCAAAAAAACACAAAAACAACACTTATTACGGATTTATCCAACAAAGAACAATCATTTGTGCAACTTAAAAAAGAGTTTGATGAATATGAAAAAAACAAACTCATCAAGGAAAAATACGAATTATCAGTTGAAAGTTGTGATTTGAAAATTGAAAGTTTTAATTCAAAACTTAAAAGATATTTTGAGATACAGGATAAGATTAAAGACAATCAACAAATTGAAACAATGTTGATTAAAGCGGATATGAGACTTGATGAACTTGAAACACAAAAAACATCAAAGAAATCTGAAATTACAACACTGGAGGTGGGTAATACTAACAACCAAGAAAAAATTGAAAATAACCTTAAACTGATTGAACAAATCAAAAAAGAAGAGGAAAAAGAAAAGAACTTTAAAATCTACTTGGAGTTGTTTGGTAAGAATGGAATATCAAAAATGATTATGAAGACTATGATGCCACTAATCAATTCAGAACTTCAAAGATTGATGGAGGATAGTTCATACTTTAAATTGGAGATTAGAATTAACGATAAAAACGAGGTGGAGTTTGTGATGATTGATAACTCAACTGGAATTGAAAAACTGATGGTTTCTGGTTCAGGATATGAAAGAACCATCGCAGCTATGTCATTAAGAGCTGTACTGTCAAAAGTATGTTCACTTTCAAAACCAAATATAATAGTGTGGGATGAGGTCTTTGGAAAAATAAGTAATGATAACTTGGATATGGTTTATGAGTTCTTCACTAAGATTAAAGACTATTTTGAAAAAATCTTTGTTATAACACACACGAATTTAGTGTCGCAATGGGCGGACAGTGTTGTTAAAATTAAAAAAGAAAATAATGTGTCAAAAGTTTTGTAATTCTAAATATTTTTATTATTTTTATAGTATAAATAAAAAAAAATGATTTCAGAAAACACGCTAAAACTGATAAAAAAAGAAAATAAGTTGGTATACTATCTTATTATTGCGTTTTTTAAACTAATTGAATTAAAAAAATTAAGAGATTTAGGAAAAATATTAGCAGAATCCAATGAATACATCCAAATGGATTGGATAAATGAAAATACTTTTTTAAAAATTAAAAAACGAGACGATAATGACTTGAATGGGAGTGGTTATGATTTAATTACTTGGGATGGATTAATAACTATCCAAGGTAAAATTAGGTCCGATAAGTTTCACTTAGAACAGACACGTAGAAAATCTGAAAAAAACAAAAACTCATCTGTTACTGGTCACGTTTCATACTCTGTTGGTGAGGCCGACATTTATTTGTTTTCTAGACCGGATACGGAAGATTATGGTAATATTGAAAAATGGTCTTTTATTGCAATTCCCGAACGTGAGTTAATTGACCCTAAAAATCCTAATTATTTAATAACTAGTGTCCCTAAAAAAATTTGGTTAAATTATTTGGACAAAGCAAAAGAAGTTCTTGAGAGTGAATATAATAAAAAAGTTAACAGAGATTAAAATTATTGATTAGTGGTTTATTAATTGGTTTTTTTAAGTATTTATTAATATGTTAACAAGTAAAAATATGAACGAATATATTGTAGGGGATAATTTAATCGAACTAACTAAACTAAGAGAAGAGAAAAAAAAAATTAATTTAATTTATTTTGACCCCCCATATAACACTGGAAGAGACTTTGATGACTTTGACGATAAGTATAAATCATACGAATCATACCGAAATGATTTTATAAAACCAAGATTAGAAATCATGCATAATCTATTGGTTAGTTCTGGTGTTATAATTGTTCATGTGGAACCTTCAGTTTCACACCATATTAGAATTGTATTAGATGAAGTGTTTGGTGAAAAAAATTTTAGAAATGAAGTAGTTTGGAAAAGTGGGGGCAACAAAAAATCATCTAAAAAACTGATGAGATTTCACGACACCATTATCGTGTATTCAAAATCCACAAAGTATACGTATAATCCACAGTATTTACCATATAACGATGATTACAAGAAAAAAAATAATCTAAAAAAAGATGATATTGGTGAGTACACCACCAGCGCCGCTCACAACTCACAACCTAATGTTGTACAGAGACCTAATTTAAGATACGAATGGAATGGACATTTCAAACAATGGTGGTGGTCTATAGAAAAAATGAAAGAGTTAGATTCCCAAAAAAGATTGGAATACAATGCTAATGGAATCCCAAGAGTAAAAAAATACTTACACGAAATGGATGGTATTCCGGTAAGGGATTTGTGGATTGACATTAACCAAATACAAGGAAGCGAAAAACTTGATTATGCAACACAAAAACCTGTAAAACTATTAGAAAGAATAGTAAATATGTTTTCTAACAAGGGAGATTTAGTACTTGACCCGTTTGCGGGTTCTGGAACAACAGGTAGGGCGTGTATTAATACTAATAGAAATTACATAATGTTAGATATTAATAGTAAAGGAAAAAAAATATTTGAAGACTCAATTTTAAAAAAATAAAATTATGACCCTAACTTATTCTAAAAAAGGGGTAACCTTTTCACCCCTCTCTACGTATACAATGGTAGACGGAACTATGGTTGCAATTTATCAGGGAAATAGAGGTGAAAATCCTGAACTTGACTTTATTGTAAAATACAAAGAAACTAACAAACGTTTAAGAACACCAAGTCATACGCACTGGATTACTGACCTTTTAGTAAAATGTGAATATAATAAAGTGATTGTTGGTAAGTTTGTAAAAAAAGTATTATCTTTGTATGAAACAACGGAACCATTCAACAACACAGAAGAAAGAAATAGTTACGAACTTAATTTTTACAAAAAACATTTATATGAGTTTGATGTTTTAGACAATCATGGGTATTATAAGATGGACACCCTTGTGAGTTTTATTGAGTTATTTACCATCTGCGAAAAACAAACAAAAGACGCCTACATGTTCAAAACATTATTAACTTTAGTGTTAGAATATTGTGAAGGAAAAAAGGATTTTTACCAAATTGTATCATATTCAAAACGAGTTTAAAAGATATTTATGAGAAAGAAGAAAACAGAAATGAAATCACAAGACAAAAGATATATGCTTTTTATTTTCGGTGATTTCACAGAAATGGAAAAGTTTATTGAGGACATTTCGTATCAGCTAATAACGGTGGTTTCTAGTGAATACCTAAAGTTTAATTATGGTGAGTTTGGTGTAGTTTTACACTTTAGAACCAAAGAACCTTTTATGGAACTAAAAGAATACGTTGATATGTGTTTGGACGGAGTAGTTGAGCAGTATTTTTTGATGGAGGCGACAGAAAACGTGGACATCAAAATGGAACGAAAATTGAAGAGAGATTTTTTAAATATAGATGGAGTAAAAAAAGAAACAAAAACAAAAGGAGTACATAAAGATGAATTATCAGAAGAAAAAAAGAAAAGAATGAACAATATAATGGAGTTCATATTTCCACTAACGGAAGACATGATTAAAAATCCATTTTTAAAAGAAGAAAAAAAAGAGAAACCGACTGTAGACCAAATTTTGGATAAGATTTCAGAAAAAGGTATAGAGTCATTAACAGAGGAAGAAAAACAAATATTAGACAATTATGGAAAGAGAGAAAACCGAGGAAATTAAATCTTCAAACCCGATTAACCAAGACGAAATTCAACTTTATTTAAAAGACATTCGAAAGTTAAAAGTAATGACACCTGAAAGGGAAAAAATCCTTTCAAAAATGATTACAGATGAAAACTGTACTGAAAGAGAAAAAGAGTTAATCTATAAAGAACTTTTAGAGGGCAACTTACGTTTTGTTATTACCGTTGCAAAACAATATCAAAATCAAGGTATTGACCTATCAGACTTAATTGCTGAAGGAAATTATGGACTGTTAAAGGCCATTAAGAATTTTGATTGGACCAAGAACAACCGTTTTATTTCTTATGCTGTTTGGTGGATTAAACAATCAATCCTTCAATCACTAAATGATAATTCAAGAACAATCAGACTCCCGGTTAATGTTGTTCAAGATATGCAAAAAGAAAAAAAGGTTTTGGAAAAAACTAACGGGGAATTATCCGCAAAGTTTGCACAACTTCCAAAAATTGTTGATTTGGATATGCACATCAATGAAGACGGAGACACATTAATTGATGTAATAAAAAATGAAAATATCGTTTCACCTGATGAAATGTTTTCAACAAAGGACACTCTCAAACTTAAAATGATGGAAATTATGTCAGTATTGGATGAGCGTGAAAAAGTAATTATTGAGGATTACTACGGTATTACCGGCACACCTCGTACTTTGGAAGATATTGGTACAGATTTTGGTCTTACAAAAGAAAGAGTTCGTCAAATCAAAGAAAAGGCTCTTCGTAAACTACGAAACGAATGTTCAGATTTATTTGAATATTTATGATAAAAGTTTTGGCAGTTTAAAAAAAACACTTATCTTTGTATAACAAACAATGAGACATGTATCAGTGTTTGTCGGGAAGCTTACTCCTGGGGTCGTAAGTCGTCGTGACACCGCGGTTAGTGTGTCGGGTTTAAAATCCTCTAATCGGTACGGGAAAATTAAAAAGGGTGGGATTTTTCTCACCCTTTTTGTATTTATATGATATGAATTTATTATCCGTATTAAAAAATATCATCATAGTTGAATCTAAAAAAGAAAAAGATAGAGGTACGGTTTTATTTTCTAAAATCATAGATAATAAATTGATACAATTAAAATCAACTTACCACCAAAGAAAAGAAAGGTTTGGTAAAGAAAGTTATGATAGTTTAGTTGATATGTATAACGACCACCTTGCAACTAGACGCTCAAAATACGTACAACCACCAAGAATAGCAGTTCCTGACTCCATGATAAAAAAATTGTTTGAAAATAGTTTAGAAAAAATTTATAATTCATTCGAAACTGAAAAACCTGAAAATAATCAAATTATTTTTGTTAAAAAAAGAAAGGATAATGAAGACGACAAGCATTTTAATTATGTTGAAATTTTACTAAATAAAGATGGTAATTTTTTCAATATAATAACATCTGCATTTTCAAATGATGGTCAGTTTTTAAAGACTGATGTTGAAGAAAAAAAATCAAAAAGAGTTACAATAGAAGGAATAAAAAACAATAACATATTAGTTATTTACTTATAGGGTTGAACCGAGATTACCCTTACAACTCGGCGGAATGGGACACGAAGGACCCTGGGTGAGAATCCTCAATTCTATCTATACGGTAGAATGAAACTACACTCCCTCATCGGCGCCGGTGAGGGTTTTATTTATCTTTAATATTTATCTGTTATAGTTATTAATATGAAAGAAAAATTACTACCTTGGTTTTTGTTGTTTTGTGCTCTCGGATTATCAGGGACTGCTGCGTATTATAGTGTTGTTGGTTTATCCGTTGTGTTTGTTGGAGTCGCTTTACCTGTAATAATAATGGGTGGGTTTTTAGAATTATCAAAAATTGCCATCGCAACATATCTCCACGACAAGTGGAAAGAAACTTACGGAGTATTAAAATTATATATGACTGTTGCTCTTGTGACTTTATCTCTTATTACGTCATTGGGGATATATGGACTTTTAAGTACAGGGTTTTCAACTAACATTGCAAAACTTGAAATTGGTCAGAAGGAAGTAAAAAACATTGAAGTAAAAAAACAAAGATTTGAGGAAATTAAAAACGAGTATCAAAAAGAAAAACAAATATTAGATAAAGACATCTCAAAATTAAGAAACGCCTTATCGACTAACACTACAACTCAAAGCGTAGATAGACAAACAGGCCAGGTTGTAACAAGAGCAAATAATGCGAATCGTAAATCATTTGAATTACAATTAGGATTGGCGATTGAAAATCGTGACAAAATGTCAGGTAAAGTGGACGCTCTTAATGACAGTATTACCGCATTAGATATAAAAGTACTTGAATTAGAATCAAAAGAGATTTCAGGTAATGAACTTGGGACCATAAAATATATCAGTGAACTTACCGGGTGGAGTGTTAAAAAAACCGCAAACATATTCATATTAATTTTAATTTTTGTGTTTGACCCTTTAGCCATTACATTAGTTATTGCAACAAACCAAGCATTCAAAAATAATAGAAAAGATGAGGAAGATGATTCCCTAAAACAGAAAGTCACCCCCCAAGTTACCCCTCAAGTCACCCCCCAAGTTACCCCTCAAGTCGCCCCTCAAGTCACCCCCCAAGTTACCCACGAACTTCCCCATGAACTTCCCCACCAAGTTGAAGAGGAAGTCAATGTCCCTGATAATTTATTAGACATTACTGAACCAGTAGTAGAAGAAACACCTGAAGAAATTATTAGTAATAATACAGAAGAAACTCAAACAATAACAAATAGAAGACTTTCATACACTAAGAATGATACAGGTAATTTCAAAATTAATAGAATCTGAAGTTCTGTCTCGTAACGACAAAAAAAGTCAAATAATTTTGGCCGATACTAAAAGGCCTTATAGATTTTATATACAATCATTATTACACAGGTACAATCAAAATAACCCACATATACCTAATTATTTAATTAATAAAAGTGGTGAAATATTTATGATTTCAGAACCTAATATGTATTCAAATTACATAGGTGATGAGTCGGTTGACAAAAACTCCATAACTATTGTTTTAGAGAATTTAACTTGGTTAAAAAAAATACCAATAGAAACAAACTATTTAAATTGGATAGGTGATATTTATAAAGAGAAAGTTTTTGAAAAAAAATGGAGAGAACAATTTTTTTGGGACCCATATACTCAAAAACAAATTGAAAGTTTGGTTTTTTTAACACATGAGTTGTGTGAAAAGTTTAACATCGATAAAAAGACAACAAAAACAAATGTCAAATTATCGGGAGTTGAAAACTTTAACGGAGTTGCAACAAAAAGCAATTACAATTCGAACTGTAGAGATATAAACCCATCTTTCAATTTTAACAATTTTGAAAAATTATTAGAAGAATATGAACCAGTATGATGAAATAAAAATGTTGTTGAAAAGGTCTAGACTTTTGCAAGAACAAGTAGGGCCAATTAATATGGCAAAAAGTATTGAAGACAACATCGAACAAGATGAAGAACAAGAAACTGATGTGGATGTTGATAAAGTAAAAAAAGACAAAAGTAAAACTTATCGTATATCGGGGGGTCTTTTAACTCTTCACGGTAAAGATAAAAAAGAGTTGGAATTAACAAACGACGAAAAACAATCTTATCAAGAAACCATGGAAGAATTTGTTAATGAAGTATCTGACCTTTCAGACTTTGGAGTACTAAATGTTTATAGTAATTCAGTTCAATGGAGTGGTAAGATAGTTGATGCTGACGTTGAGTTTTTCTATTCTATTGGTGAAAACAACGGTGTATATATAAATGGTGATATGATTAAATTGGACCAAGAGCTTGTTGATTTGACAAACAAATTAAAATCTTTTTTTGAAAAATTTAAAAGCAAATGGGCAAAAATAATTTCAGTTAGGAAAAAAACTAAATTTACAGAAGAAGAATAATATGGAATTTTTAAAAAAATATTGGCAAAAAATTTTAATAGGTGTTGGTGTATTTGCCATCATTTATCTTTTAATACTGATTTTAACAAAAAAACCAGAAATGTCTGAGTTGGATAAATATAAATTGGAGCAATTGGATAAACACATCGGAGAACTAAAAAACCTTCAAAAAAGTTTAAATGATTCAATCAATTCTTATAATCAAAAAGTAAAAGATATTGATAAAAAAATATCAAATATAAAAATAGAAAAAAAGGAAGTTAATAACTACTACACTCAAAAAAAAGAAGAGATAAAAAACGCAGACAAAAAACAAGTAGATAGTTTGCTTAGAAAAAGATATAATTTTTAAGATGAATAGAATAACAATTTTACTATTAATTCTTTTTATTGGGTTTAATAGTTTCGCTCAAAAACCAAAACCTCAAGATACTTCAGAAATATGTATACCTTATGGGGTTGCACAAAAAATGTTATTGGATTTAAATGACTATGATAGATTAAAAGAAATAAATAAACTTAACGAAAAACAAATCATACAACTTAACGACAAGGTTTTTTATATGGAAAAATTAATTTCAAGTTGGCAGAAGTTAGACTCCACAAACAAAATATTGGTTTCAAATACCGAACAAAAGTTTAAAATAATGTCAGACGAAAACGAAAGGTTAAGAAAAGAATTTAAAAAACATAAAGTAAAAAGTGCATTCATACAGGTAGTTGGAGGTTCTATAATACTAACATTAACAGGACTATTAATTTTTTAATCATGCCGTTTTCACAATCAGATAAAAAAGAAATAGAAAAAATTGTTAAAAGTGAAATCAAAAGTTTTTTCAATTCTAGTACCCTAAAACAATTTGAAAATCAAATGATTGATTTGATAAGAAAAGAAATTAGAAATGGAAAAATAAAAGGGGACATTACTGATTATATTACAAAGGCATTTACCGAATTTTACTATGAGATGTATAGACAAAAACATATGTGGACCAGCACATTTAAAAATTTAAAAATATAAGTAAGTGAAAAATATAGACCACCAAAAGTTAATAGAAAACGCACTAAGAGAGTTGATAGAAGAAAAATCTTCAACAATTAGTAGACCAATATTTAGTTTGTTTTCTAAAGATACTGAAGCAAAAAAAGAATACAAAAAAACAAAAAAAGAAACCAAAGAAGGTATGGGAGCGGCATCGGCAGGAAGTTTTGCCCCCGCTTTGAATTTCAACGAAGAGGAAGATGTTGAAAAAATAGAAGCAACTGAAGCAACTGGTTCGGCGTCTTCAGGTTCATATGAAGGGGCATCTTTTTTGGCTAAAAACTTAAATAGTTGGGGACCGTCTAAAAAAACACAATTACCTGGTGGGTTATTTGTAAAACCAAAAGAAAAATGTAAAACTTTCCCTTATTGTAATCAGGGAGATATAAACGCTTTAGAATTTGGTAAAACGGGTGGTTTTAATACTAAATTAACAAAGTCAACTCCTAAAAAAACTAAGAAAAAATCAAAATTAAAAGAGGCTATTGAGAACGTATCATATAGAACTGGATTAAGTGAATCTGAAATTCTAAAAATTCTTATAGACTATATTTAAGTTTTCCATTAAAGGTAATATTTATTATTATGGAAAATTACATAAAAAACATAACAAAAAGAATTATATCTGAAGAGATAGATAATAGAATTTTTGACATAGAAAATAAAATATTTGAAAATAAAAATATGAAAGAAGAAATGTGTGAACAATGTGGTGGTAAAATGTATGAAGGTGAAACATGCGAACAGTGTGGTACATATGAAGGTAATATAAATGAATTAGGAGGTATGGATGATTCTCATCCTTTTTTTGGGGGTAAAAATTTACGAGATATACCAAAAAAAGATATAGAAAGATTTTTTAGAAACAGAGAGGAAGACGAAGATTTAGAAAATACATTTTCATTTGAAGATGACGATATGCCAAACATAAGAAGAATGAAACATCATATGAAAAATAAAGATAGAGAACTTGGACAATCATTTGAAGAAGAAGATGAATTTTATTTAGATGAAGAATATGATGGATTTACAGATGGTAGACGGAAAATAGATAAGGCGAAACCATTTGGTAAAATTACAGGTGCAGACTTTAAAGCACTTCGTTCTATGAAAAAAGAAGTGGAAGAAACTTTATATGAGTTGGATTTAGAAGAAGAAGATGTTGAAGAAGGAAATGCTTTTTCAGGTGCATTATCAGCAGCAAGAGAAAGAGGAGATAAAACTTTTAGAGTCGGAAACAAAACTTACCCCGTTGAAGAGTCATACATAACTGAAAAATGGAAAGGAGATGTTGAAGTTAAAAGTACTGGTGAGTATGCAGATATGACAATTGATGAGATAGACACCGAAATTAAAAAAATTAAGAAAAGAAATTCAGAATTAAAAAGATTAGGTAAAAAAGTACCAAGCTCAAGTCGAGAAAAAATGGGACAATTATACTTTGCTAAGAGAGCAAAAAAAGATTGGCCAGGTAAAGGAAAGGCAAAAGTTGAAGAGTCAAGATTGATTTTTACAGAAAATGAAATGATAAGTTTAATTGAGAATATTGTTTTAGAAGAAAAAAGAAAAAAAGCAACTAAATCTGATACATATTTGAAATCATCATTAGGTCAATCTAAAAAACAAGAAGAGGACTATATTGATAGTGTTGTTAAAAAAATGAAATCTTATTTAAAAACAGGTTCTAAAGGTAAATACGAAATGTCACCAAAGAATTTTCCCAAAGGGAATGGAGAACTTGAAAAAATGGATAAAATGGCTTACGTACCATCTAAGGCGGTTGATGAATATATAACTAACTTCACAGCGGCAAGTTTAGAGAACTTAGATTACGACACTTTTGAACCAAATGAAGAAAGAGTATCTAAATATGTAAAAGGTTCATCAGAAACAGGTAATAACCCAAAATGGGCAAATGCAGTAGAAACTCCTGTGAACGCAAAAAGAGATGAAGTAAGAAAAAATAATTATTTGTCAAAATTAAAAAAGAAGGCATATAACAAAGCACCTCAACCTGTCGTTACTGACAAGAGCGGGTCTGAGTCAGGTGCTGACAAAATTATGATGAAGTTAGAATCCACTGACAAACAAAATGTTTTGACCGAAATGGAAAAAATGAAAAGTTTAATTGGTTATGATAGAAAAACACAATAATTAAAATTCATTTCTAATAAAATTATACTATATTTTCCCCATGTCTATTAGTAATAACATGGGGAATTTTTTTGATTGGTTGGCAAAACCTATGGAAAAAGAAGATATTGTTGCTTGGTATTTAGCAAACAATATTATACCAGAATACACAGAACTATTTAGAGACTTTTGTTTTTCCTTTTATGGTTTAATAAAAATGACATATTTAGGTGAGGAAGACATTGATTCGTTAGAAACCAAAACTGGAATGACGGAACAACAAAAAAAAGAACATTTTGTTTGGTGTCTAAATAAAACAATCGAGAATTTTAAAAAAGAAAATATAGAATTTGATATTAATCAAAATGATATTTTATTCTTTGAGAATTTCTTTTTTGATACGTTTTATAACCAAAACGATAAAAAAATAAAAGAAACGGTAGATAAATTTTTTAATCATATGTTTGATTTAGAAACACCAAAAAGTAAATCAGACGTAGAAATTTTTACCGAAATTTATAAGATGTTAGAAAGGTCTGTAAAACTGATTGATTAGTCTTTACATTACAAACCACGTATTTAAATTAAAAAAAATAAATGTATAAAAATTTTTAAATGGAAACTTTAGAACAAATCAAAACATTAATTGAAGAACTTTCAGTTGATACAACCAAATTTTATGGAGGTAATAAGTCTGCAGGTACTAGAGCTAGAAAAACTTGCCAACAATTAAAAAGTTTAACACAACAGTTAAGAACTGAAATTTTGAACCACAGTAAAGAAGAAAAAAATGATTAATTATCTATTACTTTTTTGTTTTATTTTCTCTATATTATTACTAACAAAGTTTATATTTAGTTTCGTAAGGTCAGTATATTCAAATCCACCAGCACCTTATGAATTTGAAAAATATGAACAACTATATTATGGTATTGCAATATCATATGTATTAACTTATTTAATTATGGTATAATGGTTTATAGTGAATTTATTAACAAAACGTCAACTTATCTTAACTCTGTTAGAATTTTAAAAAATTATGTAACTTTTGATATGATTTTCCCATCGACATGGTCGACTCTTAAAAGAGCTCCTGAAGGAATTGAAATATTACAAAATCAAAATAATGATAATAGAACTATCACATCTTTTGTTTGTGAAAACAATCCATCGTTAATCGATATTGTTGAAAAAACAATCGATGCTGTAATATCAACTAATTTAGAAAGAGAAGAAAAAGAAAGACTATTTAAGTTGAAAGTTTCAGAATTGAAAGGTATATTTGAAAATGGGGATATAGATACTTTAAGAACATTAAAGTTTGACACAAATGAATTAACAAGTTTAAATACTAATGGAGCCAAACAAAAACTTACACCCACTTCTGAGGGAAATGGAGTCCTTGAAGGAGGAAGTAAAAAAATCAAACAAGATTAACGAAGAAGAGAAAAAAAAGTTTTCTTCTGAAATAAAAATGTTTAAACCTTCAGATATAAGAAATACAATATTTGAAGAAGAAAAAATGAATTTATGGCAGAGAATCAAGAGAGTTTTAGGGGTGATTTAGAAAAACTGGCTCAAATTTCAGATTTACTTGAAAGTTCATTTATCAAAAATGAAAAAGTTGAATTAAAGGTGTCTTTGGATGAAGGCACCTTTTCTAATCTATTACAACATCTGATGTTGAATCAAAATGAAAAAAAATGCACGATACAAATTTCAAACGTTGAATTTACCTTTTTGAGAAAGTAGTTTTTTGTCTGTATAAATTTTTCTTATCAAAACCCATCTCTTCTAAAACGCTGTAAATCCATTTTCTTTGTGCGTTTGATACATCCCTAACAATAATAGCATCCATCCTTGAATTTTCATAAAAGTGTTTTTCTAAAATATTTAAAAACCTAAAAGACTCATCAATGTCTTTCAATGAAAATAGACTTATAGTTTCATTTATCTGTATACATATTTTGTTGTTTAATGAAAAGATGTTTTTCAACTCATTATTACTACAGTACTTCTTTAAAAACTCTGAAAAACTGATTTTGTCTTTAAGTTGATAATCATATATCTTTTCTTCCACATTGTACTTTTCAATATCAATAAAAACGTATTCTTTATCTTGTAAGTTTGCAACATGATTTCTACCTAAATCATCAACAAAATGTAAAGTATTTTGAACATTGGATTGATTTGTTAGTAAACCAATGTGGTAATTAACTGGTGTTGCATTTTCTATTTTCTTATCAAAAACTATTTCTTTATTTTGTTTTACAAGTTTTTTAAAAAAAGATATGGCGTTTTTTTCTGTAGAATAACGTTTGATAATTTTTCTTTTTTTCCTATTCTTAAAAAGAACTATTATATAATTTGACATTATGAAAAACTATTACGAAATATTAGGTGTAAGCGAAAATGCAACACAAGAGGATATAAAAAAAACATATAAAAAACTAAGTAAGCAATACCATCCAGATGTAAACCCAAACGGTGAAGAAAAATTTAAAGAAATTTCTGAAGCCTATGATATTTTAGGGGACGACAATAAAAGAAGTGATTACGACATGAAACGTAGAAACCCATTTGGTAATGGTGGGTTTGGGTCAATTTTTGAGGAAATGATGGGGCATTCACAAAGACAACCTAAACCAGCTGACAAAATTATTGAAATAGTAATCACACCTGAAGAATCTTATAAAGGTGTAGAAAAAACAATCGAAGTTGACACAAATAAATCTTGTGAAAGTTGCTCAGGAACAGGTGGAACTAAAAAAACATGCACAAGATGTGCAGGTAGAGGGTTTATTGTACAAACAGTTGGTACAGGATTTTTTAAAACACAAATACAATCAAATTGTTTTGAATGTAAAGGTACTGGTGAACATTTAATTGATGCTTGTGGATTTTGTTATGGTAATGGGGTTATTTCTAACCACAGCAAGTTTAACGTACAAATACCAAACAACGTAGATAATGGTGACTTTATGAGGATGAGAGGTATGGGGGATGAAATACCTAAATATGGTAGAGGTGATTTAATTTTAAAAGTTTTGTGTATAAAACACAACAATTTTGAAAAATCAGGAAATGACCTGATTTATTATCTAAAATTAAATTTCAAAGACTTATTAATAAACGACCAAGTTGAAATACCTCATCCTGATGGTAATATAAAAATAAATCTACCTGAAGGATTTGATACTGAAAAACCATTAAGACTTTTCAAAAAAGGATATAAAGTTGATGGTACTGTTGGTAATTTTTACATAAAAATAAGCATACAGAATAATCTGACTTTAACTAACGAACAAAGAGAACAAATTAATAATATATTAAAATAAAGACATTATATTTTTAACGATTTCTATTGTTCCGTAGACAGCTGCGATTAACATGTAAACCGCCAAAATAGTAATCCAAATTTGAGAGTTGGACATACCTTTTTTACAAATACTACACTCTACTTCTGTTGCTTTTTCTTTTTTCATACCTATAATTTATGTATTAATCATTTGAAAATAAATATCAAAAAAACTATATTTGAAATATGTTAAGTTATATTGGAGGTAAGAGTAAAATTGGAAAGTGGATAGTCCCTTTCTATGATAAAGATATGGAAGTCTATTTAGAGACTTTTGGAGGGATGTTTTGGTGTTTCTATAATATGGACCTAAAACAGTTCCCAAATCTTAAAAAAGTGGTTTATAATGATTTTAATCCACTGAACTATAATCTATTCAAGTGTGTTCAAAACCCTACTGAATTGTTAAGGGCAATCAACTCTATTGATTGTCAAAAACAAGGTGTGGACATTACTCCTGAAATTTATAAACAACAATTTATCAACTTTCAGGCTGAAGTTTTTAATCAAGGTTTCAGCGTAGAACCTGGCGATTATGAGGTGGCGGCTAAATACGTTTATATTCTAACACAAGTATTTAGTGGGTCCAAACCTGAAACATCCAACTTTATTGACTTAAAAGGTAAATATAAATCAAAATATCTTACCTTTAGAGATAAGTTGTCAAAACCTGATTGGGTAGACCATTTTTTAAAAATTACTGATGTTGAAAATATGGATTTTGCCGATGTCATTAACAAATATGACTCACCATCCACTTACATTTATTTGGACCCACCTTACTGGAAAACTGAGAATTACTACTCTAATCATGATTTTGATAGACAAGACCACGAAAGATTG